CTGGCCTAAACTTGAAGTCAAGACCATCAAAGCATTCTCCACTGAGGAGTCAACATGACGAACGATAGCGCCATAAAGGCCCAAGATGTAGACGGCAACGAATTGGCGGTCGAATGGATTCTTGTTGACCTAGACACGGCGCAGGAGCTATTAAAGAGCGCAAATCAAGACAGGAACCGTGCCGAAGACAAAACCAGGGTGGAAGTGTACAGCGGCGGCATGCTTCGCAATGAATGGTCCTGGTTGGGAATGCTGATTTTCGACCTCAACAACCAGCGAATTGACGGGTATCACCGCCTCACTGCGTTTGTCCGAGCAGCAACGGATAAGCCAGAATTAACATTGCAAGCGCTGATTGTGCGTGGATTGCCAGAGCGCGCAATCAAGTATATCGATGTTGGTAAAACACGAACTCTCAAGGACTGGTTGGAAATACGCGGTGAGCCCAAGGCAGTCGCCGGGACGCTAGGAGCTGCCTTAACAACGCTTTGGGCACTCAAATCAACCGTCGAGCAGAATGGTAACTTCCGTTCACTGCGCCCGACAAGAGACCAAACCGATCATCTGCTGGATGAAAACCCGGAAATTCGCGATAGTATTTTGGTCGCGAAGAGCATCCGAAAGCGCGTTCCACTTATGCCAGGGCCAGGAGCAGCACTACATTACTACCTGGGGACACTCGACAGGCATAGGACAAACGAATTCTTTGATCAATTGGCAAACGGCGTCGAAGACGATGCAGCACCATCTGAAGTTCTTGCACAGTATCTTCAAAAACTTCGTGGTAAGAAAACCACGAGAGAAGAGGTCTGCGCATCTGTCATCAACGCCTGGAATCTTGCTGTCCGTGGTGTAGACGGAACCAAGAGAAGCATTGAGTGGTCGGCCACAGGCGGGAAGCCATTCCCAAAGCCAACACTTCCACAACAATAAGGCCAAATCGCGGGGGCATTGTGATGGCAGTGCCCCCGCGCCTTAAGGAAAATGAAGGAGAAAGCTCATTGGGAATAAGCAACCAAGATAGGGAAGCAGTGACCCAGCGAGTTAATGAATTGATCGTTCAGATCGAGTCCGTAAAATCATTTGCTGAGTCCATCCGTTCTTCTATTGCACAACTTCCACAACACCGAGCAGCTCATCAACCAAACGATTCTCCAAGACAGGAGAAAGGCAACGGCAACGTAAGAAACGAAGCACGAGGAAAAAAGTTCAAGTTCGAACTTACAAGCGCACCACGGTATGGACTTGCCCGCAAGGCAACACAATCATGTATTTATTGTGAAACAACCGGAGATGCCACGCAAATCGTCCAAGGGACGCAATGCGTGTTCATTGACGTTAGGAAAATAATTGGTGATTGGGATTTCGTAGGTGCTGCCTGCGAAGAGCACCATGACGATCTAGCAAAGATATTCGCAAGCTCAGAACGATTCATTTAAATGACAACGTACTGACTTACTATACACGGCCCACGAGCCCACGATAGTAAATCTGTAGGTTGCCATTGAAGGGACAACCATGCAGAAGGCTCCCGGCGCGCAATGTGACGAGTGTCCATTGCGCGCCGAACCTTTCGTAGGAACATACGGCCCACTAGACGCCAAAATCGCTGCAATTGGCGAAGGCCCTGGGCTCCAAGAAGTCGTGTACAAAAAGCCATTCGTCGGAAATTCTGGTAAGCTACTGAAATCAGTCCTGAAGCACGCTGGGATCGATCCAGAAAAAGAGGTATGGTACACGAATGTCGTCCTCTGCCGACCGCCCGACAATGCAACCCCAACAAAAGAGGCGATTTATTGTTGCTCGGGGCGGCTTGAAAACGAACTGCAACAAAGGGCACCAGAGAAAATTCTCGCTCTGGGTGGCACTGCCGCAAAAGCGCTGCTTAACACTTCGACTGGAATCATGGCGCTCCGGCCTGGCCCACCAAGACCGCTGGCTGCGCACAACTGTGAAATTATCCCGACAGTTCACCCGGCAGCATGCCTTCGGAGTGGAGACTACTTTCCATTTCTTGTTACCGACATCGGCAAAATCAATTTCGAACCATCAAGCTGGACGCCACCTCGATACCTCGTACCCCACTCGGAAAGGACGGCTTTATTCGCCATCCGATGGCTCAGCAAATTCAACGAACTCTCAGTAGACATCGAGGTAGCAGTTGAGAAAGACCTGGCATTCGAACACCCATCCAAATACAGCATTCTCTGCATTGGGATCGCTCCATCAGAGTCTGCTGCGATTGTTCTTCCGAGCAGCGTTCTTTGGTTTCAAACTGTTATTCAAGCTCTTCGAGGGCTCCTCAAGAAATCGAAGATAATTGCGCAGAACGGGAAGTTCGATATCCCTGGTCTCTCAAGGATCGGGGATTTTGAACTTTACGCAGATACTATGTTAATGCACTACGCTTCGGATGAGCGTGGTGGAATCCACGGCTTGAAAGTGATGGCTCGTGAGTATCTCGGAGCACCCGACTACAGTGCAAGAATTAAACAATACACAAAAGGTTTGGACGGTTTCGCGGGTATACCGCGTGACCTCCTGCATGAATATAATGCCTACGATGCCACACTCACGTTCGGACTATACAGAATTTTTGAACGGCAACTACATCATTCAGGTCTGTCCAGTCTGCATGCATTCTTGGTTCAAGCAAGCAATGCCCTAATCCAAGTAGAAACCGAGGGGGTGCTTGTCAATGAGGACTATCTGCAAGAACTTGATCGGGACTATCAGGATCGACTTTCGTCACAGGAGAGCGCACTTCAGAAATGGGTACAGAACCCTCGGTCCACTCTTCAAGTTCGATCCGCTCTCGCTGAACTTGGAGTTGAAACGGCATCAACAGATGTGTCCCATTTGCAGGCTATACACGCATCCATGGGACAATACGAGGGTTCACCCGAAGCAGCAGCAGTCAGCGAATTTGTTTCGGCTTTATTAAAATATCGAAAGGACCAGAAGGTACATGGAACCTACATCAAGGGCATCGCCAAAAGGCTCTACAACGGACGTTGCTATCCTACGTATCTTCTACATGGAACTACCACAGGGCGCCTCTCGTGTAGAAATCCAAACCTTCAGAACATTCCGCGCGGATCGGCGATACGCAGACTTTTTGTTGCAAGTCCTGAAAATAGTCTGGTTCAAGCCGATTATAAGCAGGGAGAGCTGCGAGTCATTGCTTGCCTTAGTCGGGAGCAGTTTCTCGCTGATATTTTCAACGAAAAGCGTGACCTACTCAGCGAAATTGCTCGACGATTCTATGGTCCTAACTTTACAAAAGAGCAGCGAGTAAGAGCAAAGAACCTCGCGTACGGAAGCTGCTACGGGGCAGAGCCTCTTCGGCTCACAGCATATGAGGGCGTTACCCTTCAAGAAGCTGCTAAGTTTCAATATGAATTCTTTGAATTCATGCCAAACGTACGACGTTGGCAAGTTGATACACGAGAGCAAGTCTTGAAAGGCAACGACCTCATCACGGCATTCGGGCGCCACCGACGGTACACGCTGATCACGAGAGAGAATAAAAAGGATATACTGAATGAATGCCTTGCTTTTGTCCCGCAGAGTACGCTTAGTGATATCTGTTTGTCTAGTCTTATCCGTCTGGTACATGAGGGGTTTCACCCCCGCATTACTGTCCATGATAGTATTGTGGTTGAGTGCCACAATAGCCAGGTTGCACATACAAGTGAAGCTCTTTCGCAGATTCTCCCGCAAGTAGCCAAAGAAACTTTCGACGACTATGTTCCATTCCCTGTCGACGTAAAAGCTGGAAGGAGTTGGGGTGACCTTGAGTGACAACGACGCCACGACAGAGTTCCCGCACAATGACAAGACAGAAGTCATCCCACCAGTCGAGGCAATCACGGAAGAAAGCCTAGAACGAATCAGAAGCTCAGAAGGCTACAAGTACGCACACACCATCGCTGACGACACCGAGATTGTCTTCAAAGGCCGTGCCAGAGAAGACCCTGTGGTCGTAGTGTTTCATGAAATTCAAAAAGCAATCACTTCAGCGGACAGGCTCTTCCCACAGGACTTCCCGCATGAGCACCAAATTCATGTGCTCTCGGCGCTCATGATCGCGCGTGCTGAGATCAGAAACTTTCTGGAACAACAGCACGAAGAGGAAGAATGAGTCGACTTCGAATTCTCCAAGATATTAACCGAGAACGACAGCGGCAGATCGAGCTTGGAAAATCCGATAATCATCCTGATATCTGGTGGTTTCCAATTCTCAGTTATCAGCTCGGCTTGATCTCTCAACTGATTTCGCAATCCGTCCTCGTACAAGAGAGCCTAGCAACAATTCCTGGCGGCGACGACGTTGAGATCGACCACGACGCCCTTCGCGTAGGACTTATTCGTCTCTGCGCTGTTGCAATAGCATGGGTAGAACAGATCGATGAGTGACCGGCATCCGACGTGGATGGTTATCGTCCCACAGTGGCACTCGGTCACAACTGGAAAAATAGTTCTCACAAAGAGAATCTTCAGTAGCCTCAACAACGCACAACGATACATTGCGCACCTCGGACTCGACGACGAATATATACTTGTCGGACTCGATTAAACGAGGTGCGCAAGTGGGAAATCGGCCAGGGCTCCCAGAAGGGACGATTAGGGAATGGAACGGGTATAGCACTATCAAGCAAAACGGTGGATGGCGCTATACTCATCACGTGATCGCCGAGGAACAGATCCTGCATCGGCCACTGAATCATAACGAGCTGGTGTGCTTTCGGGATAATGATCGAACAAACCTCAACCCGTCGAACTTAGAGATAAAGATCAAGCGTCCAAACCGCATCATGAAGAAGCGTCTTCGACTTCGGCAGCAGATCCGCGAAGCTAAACTAAAACTTGAGAATCTCGAAGCCGAACTTCGGACAATCGACGCAATCACCGATCAGTCTCGTAAAGTGCCAACTCAAAGTGCAGAAGTGACTGAGTAGATCCTAGTAAGAGATGCCATCCAAGGGGCAAGCCGTACCCAGCAAGCTCGACGAAGCGACGACTCGACGATATCCGGTCCCAGCCAGACGGAGGGCATATGGTAATTGAATCAATTTGTGCGACATCGGCCGAAACAAGCGAGTGACCAAACAAGTGAAATTTCACAACGTTTGATCCTTGGAATCGATCCTGGTAACACCTGCGGTATTGCAGCACGAGAGCCCATGGGCTGGTGGACAATCGGGCAAGTGACAACACTAAGTGCCCTGTGGGACGTGTTACAGCGGACAACGCCTGAGATCATTGTTTGCGAACGATTTACCCCACAGCCTAGGCAAAAGATTGTCGCTACCGCGATAGAATTCATTGGCGTCGCAAAGTTATACAGCGAGCTAAACGACGTGCCCTTTGAACCGCAGACGCCGTCACAAGCAAAAAATTTTGTAGGAGACAGGTTGCTTCGTCATAGCGATCTTTGGATCAAAGGAATGCAACACGGCCGAGACGCCATCCGCCACGTGCTTTATTACCAGATAAAGCACGGCGAAAGTTCCTATATTGAACACCTCAAACCTCAAGGTGAAACCCATTGAAAGCAATTGTTCGCTGTATTAGCCGCAACGAGTTTATTGAAGAGAGCGGCAAGGTTAAGCGCACCATCGAGCTTGTCGTGCTCACTGATGCACAAATCGAGATCATCAACGATGAGTCGTTGGAGAACTCGCATTTCGAGCACGACTACGACGCACGCTTTCATGTTCTGTGTGACCCGTCACAGTTCGCGTCTGTTGAGCTGACCAAGACATACTCGCTGATTATCGAATGAACTTCACCGTGGTTCACGTCGCCTGGCCACCAGCCAGTGCTGAACGGTTTGCCGTAAAATATGTTCGGGCCTCGCCCTGAAGGGACACCACACATGACGGCCATGTGGAAGGGCAAGGCCCGAACTCATACGCCCGCATAGCTCAGTCGGCAGAGCCCAACTATGGTAAAGTTGAGGTCGTCGGTTCGATTCCGACTGCGGGCTCAAAATGAAAACTAACAAATGCTGGTGCTGCAATCGCCCTGACCATATCATTGACTACGATAAATATAACATACGAGTGTTTCTCTGTAAGCAATGTAACGTTGCTTGGGCACAGCCATCGCCCTTGGCATTCAGCGACCAACTCATTAATGAGTTACTAACATTAAATGCAATTTATACGCTTGATCGTATGCCGGCGTAGCACAATCTGGTTACTGCCACCGCCTTGTAAGCGGAAGATTCCCAGTTCGAATCTGGGCGCCGGCTCTATTTCTTTGCTGGTACAAGCGGCGTGCCATCATTCGCCTTGGGGTTATTTACTGGTGTGGTAAAGAACCTGTGGACAACAGCGCTAGAGACAACCAGAACGCCAGTTGCAATTTCTGCTGACGTTGTTGGCGAAAGGTCAAACCCAAAGCGAGTAGCAAGCCCAGTCACAAGAACGAGCACCAGTTGTGTAAGAACTGGGTTATTCTTTACTGTGTTCATTCTAGCCTCCTAGACCATATACACAACTGCGTTGTTGCTCTCGACAAGTGCAATGTTGAGCGAGTCACCAGTGCCATCCAGCTTATAAATGTCCGCAAGGTACCGACCATACTTCTCGGTCTTGTCCTTGTATGTACGAATACGAACGGTGTTCGCAAGTGTGTTTGCTGCAAGCCAGTCAATCGTGAATTGCTTTGCGACCTTTCCTGCATCGGTTGATAGCTCTGGGCTGTTGATTCCATACAGACGCAGGATCGTTTTGAAGTGAACGCGCATGCCGAGGTCAACGTCGGCATGCACCGTGTCACCGTCGATAACTGCGGTGACAATTGCTTGATACTCATACATGGCAAGCCCTTAACTTGGTTGATGTAATTGTCCAAGGTGTTGACCACCAGCGCTAGTACCACTCGACTTGAGCGCGACGGTCCAGCCAATGCCCAAATAACTCTGCTGATCGGCAGTAGCGACTTGTGTTCCATATGTGCCAATGGCATGCTGAGTTCCATCATCAGTTACCGCACCAGAAACGCGGCCGTCTGTGCCAGTACCAAAGCTGCTTGCACGAATAGTATCGCCGGCTGGTGGCGTCCATGAAGCTGTTGCAGCAGTGCCAGGATTTGTACGATCAAAGAATGCAGAGACAATGACATCATTAGCGGCAGTTGTCGTAACGTTCGGACTCGTCACGGTTGCTGAATTACTTGTCTTTGTCGAAGAGTCAAAGATATCGACAATAGCAGGATCGATACCAGAATATGCAACAAGATCAATTGACCCGTGTCCATTAACATCGGTATTCAAATTGACCACTGAGCCTGGATCTCCAGATGCAGCAGCTTTCTTATAAAGGCGACTTGCAAGCTCACCAGCGCCAGAAGAAAGTAGCCGTGGCGTAAGCGCAATCCATCCTGCTGGAGCAGTCAATACTGGAGAAACCTGTGCAGGCCCAAGCCATGTATTTCTATCGACCGCTGCGTGAACGATAAAAAGATCAAACGTCTGCGCACTGGTAGCCGTGATACCAAAAATATAGTTCACTCCAGCGCCAGCGGTCTGTGCAAATGAGGTTGAAGTACCAGAGTCAGTAAGTGTCAATCCATCGAGGTTTGCACCAGAGTAAAGTCTAACGTCAACGACGTTATTCGTTCCGTCCCAAAGCGTTTTGAACTCCACACGGTGCCAAACGTTTGCTGCTGGCACGCCGCCACCAAGCGTTAATCTTGTTGCACCACCAGAAACATCACGAACAATAATGTTCCCTGTAGTATCAATGCCTACCCCAAACGTATTCCCGGTTGTTGGGTTTTGCTGAAAGATCCTAGTAATTTGCGTCGGCAGTGCGGTTCGATAGAAATAGAACCGACCGTAGTACGGTTGATTTGCAACCTGCGTGCCAAAGCTACTGGTCCAGCTCGTGCTTGACGATGTCCCTGCTGTCACAGCGTAATGAATGGCTGAGGTTCCGAGATGCGACTGTGCTGTTGAATACGTCGGCGGCTGTGAAACACTCACAGAGTCCCATGGATTTGAACCAACGGTATTTGAGTTTGCGACAGTAACAGTTGCAGCGTTGGTGCCTTCTCCAGCATTCTTGAGCCCAGTTCGCGTACTCGTGTGCCACAACAGCATGCCGTCACCAGCTTGTATCGCACTGGGGACCGTGATGGACTGAGCCGCTGAATTGTTAAATCCCTTCGACGTTCCAGCACGAAACAATCCCGTCCCCACAGGGGCCGGAACGTCAGACATATCTGGGTTGTAAAACGCATCGGCTGCGAGCGCCTTGTATGCAGTGAGAGCGCTTGCCGAGGTATTGATACACTCACCAGTACCAGCGGTTGAACCGAACCACGCAATACCCTTGATTTGCGGGTATGTTGATTTCAGTAACGTCTGCACACGGCTGATATATGTTGCCTTATTCGTATTAGTACTAACATCTACCTTGCCCCATTCGCCCCAGATCATCGGCATATCGTGGCGGCCAGGTTTCGTGTTTAGCATCCAATCGAGCATTGGATACTTCGTGGTGATCACATAGTCTGCTGTATCAGTACTCGACGCATTTCCGTACGGGTCATAGCCGATCCAGTCGATGTAGGCGTCACCAGGGTACAGCGTATTCATTCGGCCAATCGTAGTGGTATATCCACTCGGCTTGAATACCCACACCACATTAGTTGCACCTTGTGCCACAAAAACGTCATGCACGTGCCGCGCAGCAGATGCATACTCAGCGTCGGTGCCATAGGTGCCACCCTGGGCCGTCGAGCTGGCGTTCATCTCATTGTGGAAAACCATTAAGAACTTCTTGCCAAAGTCACGCATATTCTGCGCAGTAGGAATAACATACGTATTGTCATAGGTTCCTGCTGCAATATCGGCCCATTTGAATTGTGTTGTTGTGCCATAAATTCTTGGTACCCAATGGATCATTAAGATTCGGCCTTCATTTGCTAAGACTATCTCATCGGCGTTCGGGAACGTGCCAGTGAAATCATTCCAGTCATGGTAAGAAACGACGTAATTAAGAATGCTATTAGTGCTTGCGGTTCGGCCAACTTGCGTCTCATGATTGCGCAGTCGAGTCAGAAACGACGTGGAGGTATCACAGGTATTACCAGGGTAGTATCCGAATAGACACCCAGAGCTTGGAACGAGCTTGTCTGATAGTGTCATCCGACGATCTCACTTCCTTGGTTCGGATCACGAAATGTATCGTCTGTGCGCACCAGAGTAATGCTAGCCAGAAGCGTATCCAAAATCGCCTCACGGTCATTACGGCTCGCTTCAAAACCACCAAGCTGCGAGAACTGTCGAAGCAGCCGCACGAAGTCCGTTTCAGTCATGGCAGCCATTACGGAACCTTGTCTTCCAATTCAACAATAACCGAAAGCTGCGCGCCACTTGATCCTTGGTCAATATTCATCGAGAGCAGGTCATCAGCAATAAGGTCAAGCGTTGAAAACGTCGTGACATTCGTGTTGATCGCCTGGCCAACAGTAATTGTTGGTTTGCTGCTGCTAATCATTGTCACGCCATTTTTACGCAGGTCAACCTGTATGGACAGTCCAGTTGATCCAACCGTGCCAAGACAACAGCGGATGCCAATCAGCGTTGCTGAGCGCTTGACACGATACTTATATGTTCCGACCGTTGGGCTTGAAACCGTATCAAACGTAAAGTTCGCTTCTCGAAATCTGCCTGGCATACCGTGGTCGTGATCGAGCCCCGAAACTTGTGGCCCAATGCCTATTATTGGAGAACGACTATATGTGCTGTTCGTGACAACTGTTATCCCAATTGATGGGCCATCTAACCAGGCACTACCACCAGCGGTCGTCGTCCCTTTGAGGAATTTGCCAATTGTTGCAGTTTGCGGCTGCCCGTCGAGGTCGTAGCCGACTTTATCTTCAAGTCCAACAGTTGCTTGCGACGTGCGATCATGAACATTCGAGTGATCAGCGTTTGGATCGGTATTCCCACCAAGCGGTTTCCCTGTAACGTCAGGGATAATGTCCCTTTCTTGTGGATAACTTGTCTGGCCTAATGTGGCCATGGCACCCTCCTACGCCGGCGCAATTTGCGTGACCGTGCCAGCTCCACCACGGAACCACAGGGCGCCGCCCTGGACGTAAAGAAACCCGCCTCCGGTTGTCGGCGAGCTACCAGGAACTTCAATTGCTTCGCCGATGTGCGCAACGCCGGTTGTCGCCGCGCCGGTACCACCCTTTTCAATATTTTTCAATCGCCTCTGGATATCCCAGGCCCATGCGCGGAAATCGTGGTACTGATCAAGTGGGCTATTAATACTCATACCAACTCACCTCCCTCAACATAAATGTTCACGGATTCTTCGTCATTGGTACCGACTGTTAGCTGATAACCAGTCGTCCTGAGAACTTTATCAAACTGGTCATACCCATTATCGATTCGAATTCGCGCACTGTCCCCAGGACTAAACGTTCCAATGAATGGAAGGTCACGGCCCTTCATCGTGAGCGTCGGGATCGTCGAAGACGCTTTACGCAAATTCAAATCTTTTCTCGCCTGAGTCTCGACCTGTGTACCACTTTTCGCATTTTTTGTTTCAACTTCGCCTTCCATAAGACCATACTTAGTCATCGATTGCGCGTCGGAAACAACGCGGACAATCATCGCTTCGCCGTCGCCTGGCCCAAGACCGGCGTCGTTGTTAACAATCGTTGACGCAGCCCGTGGTAAGCTATAATCAGTGAGATTTGACTTGTACTCAAGAACTGTCGGAATAGTGTTCCCCCGTCGTGGGACGTACGTACGAAACTGGCGCGTCGTGGCGTCAATACTATAGTCAAATCCTGTCACGACATTATTCGCCAAGTTCTGAATTTCATTAAGTAGATTTGGGCGCTCCCAAAAGTTGTACGTCACAGTAAACCCGAGTGCTGGACCATTCGTATGCTTATCAATAATGTGAAGATTGCCGAATGACTTCGCCTGTGACATTGTGATGAGTGTTCCAGCAATCGCTGGCCCATTGGATGTAGTAGGAAACGTCATCGTCTTATCAATTCGACGAAAGTTAAAATAAGAAAGCAAGCCGTTGGCCGTCAGGTGAATAACCTTCTCAGAGGCATTGCCACTGATTTGCCACAGGGGGCCAGCAAAGATCAGTGAGCCCTTACGCCACAACCACAGCTCATGAACACCTTCTTCAACCGTCAAACGGGAGACATTTGGATGAAAAACTGGAAGATCAACTCGTAGCTCTCCAGCATCATTCAACATGTCTTCCATTTGAATGTTGAAGTATGGAAGCTGTGCAACACGCTTTCCAAACTTTGTTCTTGTTTCAAGCACATAGACTGCCGACTGGCCAAATGGCGCACTTGTAACGAGCGTGATTTGCGTTGGAGGAGGCGGTGGCGGCGGAGCTGGGACGAATTCACCGTCGTAACCAATTGTTCCGTCATACGACGTATTGTGATCGTCATAGGAAAGTCCAGTAATAACATCAGAAGGTACAGAGGCGACCAGTCCATTAATAGTAATCTGTGCAGTAACGGCGAAAACAGTTGCACTGTTAATTGCCGCAAATGTACCAGGAAGACCATCAATTGTAATCTGAGCTGTAACAGCTACAACAGGCGTATCAGCTATTGCTTCGAGTGCATCAATCGAGATAACGGCAACAGCAGCGAGGACTGTCGCGTCACCTGCTGCAAGACCATCAATGGTAATGAGGCCAACATCAGCAGCGACCGGCGTATCTGTAACTGCGATTTGGCCATCAATAGTGATTTGGGCAACGGCAGCGTTAACAGTGGCGTCACCAGCAGATTGACGCCCTAGAAGATCGTTAACATGCTGCCAACCTGGCACTTACGAAAGCACCTTTCCTTTTGGAACACACATTGAAGCACTTTGCTTTTCCCTATACTCAGGATTAGCCCAATCTTGTAGTCGGCGCCGGCTAAGCTTTTCATTCCTCTGGCTCCATGCATCACTACTACGATCCGCAACTAATCCAGCTTCGCTGAGTGTGCGTGACCTGATATTGTGCTTTCGCATAAACCTGCGAACAGCAGCGGGACTGACGCCGACCAACTCCGCAATCGCCATCTGCGTCTTATTTTCAACTAGATAGAGCCTGCGGACTTCCTCGGCCCCCAGTTTCTCCAAAGCACCAAAACCAGTTACTATTCTTATGGCTTCTACGTGTGGTAGAAGCTCAATAAGTGCTTCCCGCTTTACTAAGCAATACGGTATCAGATTGTTAATGACATAAAGGAGATCCTCTCTACGTTCAATAAGCAAGTTATGCACAGGTTTGGAATTGGTATTGACATTTTGTTTTGTACGAATTTTCCCACACCTCATAAACTGTTGCATGGCAATTAAACTATCCAAGTGAGTATTACTCCAGGATAATGACGCTTTTCTGGCATGCCAACCTACATGACCTTCGCCATCGAAATAACCAGCAACGTAGCTCCAGTTCATAATTACCTCACGATAAGATTTTCCAAGCATAACTGCGTCCCGTGCCGGACGTTTGCTTCAGCGTAAATTTGCACGAAATATCGCTGGGAACTGGCAGTGACTGCTTGATCATTGAGGACTGTGCGTTACGAATCACCAATGGTGGATACATGAGTCGCTCAGCTCCAGCGGTCAACACGGTGTAGTACACACGAAGCTCAGTTTCATCGCCATCTGCCATGTTGGCGCAGTCAACAAAAAGCGTGTACACCTTTGCGCCCGTCAAAGTTGCAAGGGTATGCTCGGTGCTAATTGTAGCGGCTTGCGTGCCAGATGCTTCCAGAACGACTGCTGACATCGGCTCACCTCCTAACGCGCTGTAGAATTTTGGAAAGCTCTTGGGATACGTGCGGCCATAATTTATTGGTACTGTGTACGCTCGCGGATATCGTAGGGGATATCGAGGCAATCATCGTAGTCCTAAAATGGCAATGTCAACAATGCGCTCGACTGCATCAGTTGTCGTTGATGATGACCTTGCAGAAAGTCGCACACCAGATGGGATGTTGAAAAAGAATGGTCCCCAAACCTGTGGCGTCACTTGGTCTTGGCCATTGCTCTTCAATTCTAAATCTGGAATAATGATTTTCTCAGATGCCGCCGCGCCAACGGCAACGTCCACTGCGTAGTCAGCGACCAAACTTCTGTTGGTCGCATTGTTACCAAACATTACAATAACACCGCGATAGGCAGCGGTCGTTGAAGCAATAAGTTGTGCGTACGAGCCCTTTGTGTTGGCAACGGCTCCAGCATCAATAGCAGTTCCACCAGAGTTTGCAGTACTTGTGCCAAGTGAATCAATAATTTGAAATCCAAATTCACCAAACATCGATGCGGAAAGTGCATAACACGTGGCATAAAAGCTGACAAGCGTATCTGAACCTTGCATTCGTGCGGAGATCCGCTTGCCAGATGGAATCCATACTGGAATCCAGAAATGAAACGAGAGCCCGTTCCCTCCGCCATAGATATAGATATTTGGAATAATGATTGTTTCAGAGCCAGCAGCACCAACAGCAATATCAACGAGCATATCTTGAATATTCGAACTTGCACGGAAACAAAGAATGAGTACAGATGTCTCATACGTCGTTGACGCGATGAGCTGTGTGTACGCAGTCTTTGTATTTGCCGTTGAGCTGGGGCCAATTTGGACGCCATGCGAACTCGATGGAGCTGGCCCACGCTCCATCGATCCGTTTTCGAGTAATGCCCAGCTCGTCATGAGAATGTCGCTTGGAAGAGTCCAGCGGTTGCCCAGGTAATCGTGAAGTTCCCACCAGTTGAGCTAACGTCAACGCCAAAGTCCTGCCACATAATGAGGCGACGAGCGGTATCAACACCACCAGATAGATTGTCATATACGACAGCAAACCTTGCAGTAATCGTTGATGCTGGCCAAACAGCATCGCCACCATCGAATGCCCAAATAAAGTTTGTTGTAGTAATCTGAACTGGGGTCGGCAGCACTATGCCACCAGCCACGTAGCCAGTTCCAGTAACTTCATTCGTCACGTCAGATTTGAATTCATGAGTGTTTTGATTCGGCACATACAATGATGTGCAAAGCATCACCTTCACTTCGTTAGCTACGTCAAGATCAACATCTTTCGCAAGCAAAGTCCTCAAAAAGTTTCTATAAACATGCGCTGTAACAGCCAATGTTCACCTCCTCACGTGGCAACTGTAGCGCAAATAGCCCACATATCAAACGAACTAAAAGAAGCTAATGGTATAAGCTCTGAGAACCATCCAGCGTCGTTATTCGTGCCGCCCCCAGGGCGGTCCCAAATAACCTTCACGCTCTCATTTCCCTCATAGCCCCCTCCCAATACCTTCTTTCCAGCGGGACAGGTTGCACTAACAAGATACGACGCGCCAGGATGAAAGTCGGTAATAATGTGATTATTAACAACTTCATAGTTAGAAATACCTGGAGCGCCAGCAGGCCCCTGCGGGCCAGTCTGATTCCAATTCAACGCTGCAAAGCCGCTAGGGCACGTTGCAGCAGAGTCGATTGCAATTAGCGAGCCTTGCGCTGGATTGGTGGTTTTATAGCAACCATGGATAACACCATCAGGCCCAGGAATCGATGCATACGCAATAGCTCCAACAGTAACCACAAACGCTGCAACAATTCCTATAATTAAAGCTTTCTTAAGCATGGCACTCCTTTAACCAAGAGCAAACCAACGCATAGTCATGGTCTGTGCGCTTGCAACGGTGTTACGGAATCGAAATGTTGTTGACGTATAGCTATCAGTGCCAGCGACACCGCCAGGCCCACCACCAATGCCCTGCCCTGACCATAGCGCATGGACATAAACAGGCGTGAAACCAGCACCATGCGTGACAGTCTGGTAACCGCCTGAGTCAGTGGTGAACGTTTGTGGGCCGCCAAAGTGGAATCGCAGGGTAAAGTCACCGGATTGGCTCCCAGCCAAATATTTGCTAAACGAACCGTCATTGTCGACAATTCCACCACGACGCATTGGTGCAATCGTTGGCTTGAGACTTGTGATATTGGCGTTGACAATCGTTGTCACAGCAGCGCCAACAAAGACTCGTGCAAGTTTGAGTGTCGAAATTGGCGGCGTTGGGTCAACCGGCGAGCTAGAAGGCGTACCAGTCACGACTTCCAATGCCCACAGATTGCTACCACTTGAGTCGTAGATATTGTCATAGGCGTGTGCAACAACGAGGTCGTTTCGACCAAGTGTTGCATGAGCAGCAGCAATTCCCTTGTTCACTGTGGCGTCGTTGTAACAACGATACATTCCTTGGGTAGCAGGCGTCGTGTCGCCACGAACATACGCAACACCAGAGGCGACATTGACGGTCATGTTCGGCGTGCCATTTTGCGTCACGTTCATATCCGTGCTTGTGACAACGCCACCGTCTGTTGCAGTACCCTCCAATCCATTGGAGTCACGCATAAAGTCGTGCCAGAACGCACGATCAGCAGTTGCGTTATAGCTGAGCGCGTCGAGAAACTGTGGCGATTGCTCTGCCATGTCACCTCCTAACTATACGCATTGCGAAACAGCACTGTGACTTGTCCACCAGATGTAAAGTTTTGCGCAGTGAACACGAAATCGTTGGCGCCAGCAGCGAGCTTGATAAAGTCAACACCCTGCAAAATGTCAATACGATCAGCGCCATTAAATTTCACAGTTCGCAATGCGGTATCAATGACGAGCTGATCAGTTGATCCAAGTACAATGTTAAACCGCATTGTTGTGCTCAGTGTGACATTCTGCAAAATCGGAGTGGTCGCTGGGCCATCGATGAGAATGGTTGGGAACGAATACGTATTGCCTTGGTTGGTAACGGTAAGCGTTCCTCCAGTAGAAACTGTGCCATAAGCGTGTGGATAAATCTTCGGATATGACCGCCCACCAATCGTCGAAGGCAACCCCACAGGACCGATTTTCAATGCTGATGAATCATAAATTCTCGGGTCTTCACAAAGCATCTGTGCCTGAAACGAAACATAGCCAGCGTTAAAATCAGCGTTCAGTGGATAACGAACGCCAAGTGGATAGCCAAAGACTACACGCTGTGGTCGACCTCGTGGGCGAAAATACAGTGGAAGCGCAGTTGTGCTTGGTTGCCAATTCGCTTTGAGTGCATCGATCGTTGTAAATGGATCGCTGGGGTCAAAACGAATAAAGCCACTAATAGCAACTGATCGAGATTTCGTAAAGCCAGCGAACACATAGGAACCGTCGCTACCATCTCGGTCATTCTCAATGACGCGAAACTCGGGCATGTCAAGCCCGTCGACAGATTCAATGTCGTACGTCAGGCCGCCGCCCATGAGCTGGCCAGTATCGCCAAGCTGAAACGTCCATTCATCCAAAGTTGGCGCGACCATGATTAACCTCTATTAGCGATTTCCCAACCCAGCCGCTGTGCGTGGTACACAGGATTGATCTCCTGCGTCTGAATGTTAAAAATTTGCGTGACGCCACTCTTGTCGGGCGGCAGCACGCGCTCTGGTTTTCCAGTACGATTCACGGCAATGGAAACGCCAGGTGGCAAGTAGCCGCCCCGGTCGTACCAGTTATGTGCAACCTCGTGCGCCCATGCGCCCGCAGGAGTGCCATACCGCCCACGGATATATTGAATCATCCAAGCAAGTTGCGCGAATGCGGCGGTCATGACATCGGAGCTAAACGCTGCCCTCGGAAGTTTCGATGCAGGAAGCGCTTGAGGAATGCCGTAAGCGCCGGAGCTTGGGTTGGTCGCATGAACGTTATAACCAGCTTCACGCATTTCTAGAAGATCAAATGGTCGCCACTGACTAATACCAAATGCCTGGACGATCATTTGATATGCTAGATCCTTGACTGACTTAAACTTCTGATTAATACCAAAGGCAATACCAACTCCCTGCGTGATACTGCCAAGTTTTTGCTCTGCCGCGCCTGCTATCGCAGAAATAAACTTGTGCGCAAGCCACGATATTAGTCGATGAACAACATCTCCGCCAGGAAGACGATGCAACGCGACATTAACTGCGGTCCCAATTGGGTCAGTAACTGCCCCAACAATGCCACCACTAGCAAACTGATTCGCGTTAATAGCTTCAAGTAGTTGTCGATGTCGTGATGTTGCCGCTGCGTTGACAACGAACTCTCCGTTCGAAAGCCAGGCGTTAATGAGGTCAGCTCGCGGCCCGCCTAGTCCTCGGACCATGCCGCCAGCAGCAACTCTCCTGCCAGAACCTGACGTTCCCCGTTGTGTGCCGCCGCCACCAAGAAGTGGAATCTCTGGAATGTTGAGGCCAACGCCAAGTTTTTTGGAGATACGGTCGAGCGTTCGGATAAACGGGTTCAAGACATGGCTAATAACCCAGTTCACTGGGCCTGAGAATATGCCCTTAATGCTATTCCAAATAATTCGAAATGATTCAACTAGATTCTTCCAGATCGTCTTGAATGGTGTAAGCTGATTCTTAAAGAAGTCCATAATGAGCTTCCAGGCGCCCTTCACAAGACGAGAAATGGTACCCCAGCCTTGCTTAGCCAAAATCCTGAAAGACTCCCAAAGGTTCTTCCACAGCGTCTTAATAATGTCCCATTGAGATGTAAAGAATGTCTTGATCTGGCCCCAAACGAAGCGGAACGCGGTGTTGATCGCACGCCAAAACGCCATGCCAACGATCCTAAACGATTCCCAAAGGTTCTTCCAAAGCACGACAAACACAGCCCACTGGTCAAGGAAGAACCTCTTGATTTGTAGCCAGACGAATCTGAATGAAGTATTGATCGCACGCCAGAACGCCGCGCCGATGATCTTGAACGATTCCCACAGGTTCCTCCACAGCACCACGGCGACTGCCCACTGGGCCTTAAAGAAGTCTGCAATAATCTTCCAAACCAGTTTGAGCGTTGCAACGAAACTATGCCAAGCGGCCGTCAATTGCTTCCCGAAAACTGACCAAAGCGTCGTCCATGGGAGAAGCAGCAACGCGAGGAACACCGCGAACGCAATACGAATGATCTTCCAAACGGCTTTTAGAAATCCAAGAACCGCGTTCCAAGCATCGACAGTTGTCTTCTTTGCAAATTCCCAGCGGTCCTTCAAGAAGCTAACAATAGAGTTCCAAACGCCCTCGGCGATGTCCTGTGCCGAGTGCCAGAGGTCCGTAAAGAACTTCGCAACGTCATCCCAAATTCGAACGGCAAACGTTGCGATATCGTTCCAGATGCGAATGAAGAATGTCTTGATATCGTTCCAGATGCGAATGACAAACGTCACGATGTCACGCCAGATTCGGACCATGAACGCCCAAATCGCTTTGTGATATTTAATGATCACAATTGTCAAGGCGATAATGGCAATAATGACGACAACAGTCAAACCAGCGACAATGGCAATCGCGCCAGCAAGCCCAGCGCCGATAGAACCAATAACGACCGCAATCGAGCCAACGAGCATCGCAAAGACACCAATGATCGTTAGCATGATCCCGCCGACAATAGCCATAACCGACGCGAACAACAGGAAGTAGCCAATAAGCTTCTTCGTGTGTGGTGAGAGGTTCACAAACCACTGCACAACTTTGGTCAGTTGGGTAATAAATCTAGAAAGAATTGGAATCAGCTCGTTGCCAAGCTCAATCTTAAGAATTTGCCAGTTGTTCTTTAAGAGTTGCGACTTTGCAGCAAACGTTTGCGCCATTGTGGTATAGGCTTTTTTCGTCGCTCCAGCAGAATTACCAACATCCCTGATGAATTGGTTAAGCTGCTTGGTGTGGTCAATCGCAAGGTCGAAGAATCGGCGTGCTTGAATCGTTCCTTGCGCCCCAAAGACGTCCTTGAACAGTCCAGCTCGCGCAGGCGCTTGCAGTTTCGCAAATGCCGGCGCCATTTCTGTGAGCAGTGTGTTGATTGGCCTCATCTTGCCGTGTGCATCGAGCAAGTTAATACTAAAGCCCTTGAGCCACTTTATCGTGTCTGGAGCTAGTTTTTGCCCAATAAACTTCGCTGCCTTAATGGCTTCCTTGCCGATATCTTTAAGTCCTTGCACAGTATCAGCTCTTCGGAACATATCGGAAAGTCGAGCAATACCAACGGCAGCCATCGCAACAGATTGGCCGCGCCGTGTGAGGAACGCCATGGTGCCAGCAAGAAATTCGAAGCTCTGGCCAGTCGCACGCACCGATGGAATTGCACGGCCAAGGACGCCAGCAAACTGCTTGTATGTTCCGACACCCAACTGCACCATCTTGAACTGTACGTCGAAGATATGTGTCAAACTCGATAGTGGCAAGTCCCATGAGTTCAAAATAGCAATTGCAGTTCGACCAACACTAATGATGTCATCTTGGCCAGCAACAGCCGCGCGCGAGAATTGCAACAGAACTTTCGCGGAGTCCTTGACCTTAATGTCAGTCGAAGAGAAGATGTCGAACAGCGCGGCGTTCAGCGACTCAATTGGAACAGGGATCACTTTGGCAACGTTGATGGAGATTTGTTCAAGCTGCTTGACAGATACCTGGCCATTGTGAACCTGTGTCGCAGCAAGCGCAGCGCTCTTCTCAAATTCCATCGAAGCATCGGCCAGCTTCTTGATACCAATAAGACCGCCGATACCAAGTGCAGTAATACCAATACCTGCGGTGGTAGCAATTCGTCCGACCTGTTCAAGCCGCTGCCCAACTGCGTAAAATTGCCTGTCAAGTCTTGTGGCATGCCTGCCTAGTCCGCCAAACTGCTTCCCAACGCCAATGAGCGTTTGAGAAGTCAGGTCTCGCGCACGAAGGATAATCCACAGGTCACGCGAATTAAACGGCATGCTACCTCGACTGGCGCTTCGCCTTCGCTTCCATTTCAGCAGCTTCTTTTTCTTGGCGCTTCTGGTCAAGCTCGATAATTATTGCGAGTTGATTGACATATTTCCAGTCTTGATCGAGAAGCCCACCATCACGTGGAAGGCAGCGCATTGCTTGGCACATGCGCGTTAGCTTGACAGTTACAAGAACCTCATCATCGAATTTCGATGTATCAGGTGCGCTCTTGACAATTAGCTGTTCTGCTTGGCGGAAAAATTTTCCTGCTCATCTTCCTGCCACTCATGCCGCTTGTTGATCAGCTCGCCAAGCTCATTGCCGACCTTCGGATGCAAGTCAGCAAGATCCTTGGGATTCGAAAAGTTATACTTACGGCCAGTCGCGTCTTCCAAGTTATGGTCGATAATGCAATGCTCAAACTCAAACTTAGCAAGATCCTGGTTGTTCATCGTCAGGCTTGCCATGTTCTGCCTGCCACGCCCAGCCATTTCAAGTTGTACGGACATGACAATGTCCTGACGCTTCTGCCATTCACCAAAGGTCATGGTGCGCAGCTCGACGAATGCGCCAGGACAAGATTTCAGCTCAATGCGCTCGGTGTCCCGAGATGCTGATGCATTTGGCATGTTAGCTCCCTTCTAGCCTGCCAAATTTTATGGGTACAAAACCTCTTGTGTTTTCACCACCACGTTGTAGGAAGTTCCTGATCCCTGACTGAACATGACCATAAGTTCTTGGCTTGCGCGAACAAGATCGCCCTGGCTGCCAAGGCTGACTTCGTAGGTGTCGCGCACGTTGCTTGGCATCACAAATGAGAATCCGTTGATTGTACTGGAGAATGGGAATGTCCTGGCCGCAGTAATCGTCGTGCTTGTTGCTGTCACACTCTTGAAGTTGTCGTACTCTGTGCGATCTGGGAAGTCACGCTCGAAGCTAAGTTTTGCATCGCGCTGGCCGAACTTAATGTACTGCGCGCCACGTCCTGTGTTCTTCAAACGGAACTGCGGTTCAGCGTTGTCTTCCACAGAGAAGTCAAAACCGTCAACATCGAAAATCTGTGTCGCTGTAGGAATTTCAAAGCTCCACGTTCCAGCGCCATAGGGAACCGAGGTTGTCGAGTAGGTTGGCGTTGGCAAGGTCTGCACTGCCTCGTCACTACCAACAACTGAGGCTTTGAACATCAGTTGTCCATCAGTAACGGTAAACGACCAGGAGCCGGTCACACAACCAACGTACCCAAAGACCACGTTATTTCGAACCACCGTGATGCTGAGTGTTCGGCCAGAAGATCCTGTGGCAGTTGGCGTTCCAGTATAGACCAAGTTCGGCGCAGTTCCAGACTTCACAAGCGTCATACGGCCACACATTAGGAAGTACGGCACCACATCGTCAAGTGCCTCAATTTCGAGGTCGCCTTCAACGAAGGTGTTTCCTGCCACAGCACCAAAGATGTCAACGAGCTGGCGAAGACCGCGACGATAAACGGTTGCTTGCGTGGTCTTCATATTCTCGCTCTGGAGTGGGAAAAACTTCGTTGGTGCAGTATAGACATTCGGCGTGCTTGCAGTATTCGATGTTGGAAACGCGCCTGATGGGGTACCAGGAGTCGTGTCAATGTCGGTGGTCACGGCGCCAACTGTTTTATACAGCAGCTCAGTTCCCGAGGCACCGCCAGCCGCCGTTTTGTAAAGTTTGTAGCCAGTCGCGCCAACCACCGCAGTCCAAGTGACCGTGACGGTCGATGTCGAGCCGGTCGTAACAATTGACCGCTCGTAGAAGGTACCACCAGACGTGCCGCCGTTATCGGCAATACCATGCGATTCGCCATTCGCGTTAATTGCCGTGATGAGATACCGATAGGTACCAGCAGCAATGGTACCACCAGTGCTAGCAGTAGCAATTGTTGATTGCAGTGGTGGGCTAAGCTGCTCAACAGCAATGCCAACGATACCGCCGCCGCCAATGCCATACGTAACGATTAGGACCACCTCCTAACACGAGTCTTCTCAAATTCCTTTGAGGTGGCTGCCCGACACGTTTTGCATCCACGGCGCCCATCTGGACGCCAATATGTATTTGCATCGTCAAACGGATGCTCACGCTTGCATGACGTGTCGTTCCGCTTGTTAATCCAAGTACCAACGCCACGCTTGAGATTTTCTTCCCAAGTCACAGGCTCAAGATGGTCGGGGCGAACACAAAGCCGATTTCGGCAAAGGTGATCGAGTTCCATGCCATTCGGAATCGGCCCAGTCCAAAGTTCATATGCATAACGATGGGCCATATATTTCGTAGCGGAGTTAACAGCAAAGCGCCCATAACCGCCACGAGCCTGCCCACCTCGCCATTCCCAGCATTCATTACCAGCAGTCGGAAACGGCACGTAGTTCATAAACCGGCGATCAACATCAGTGTATCCGCCGGTGGCCATAGGCATCTACTCTTTCACCTCCTTCGCTGGCTCGGTGGCGTCAGCCTTCGCTTTTGCCTTGAGCTTCGGAGCTTCAACTTTTTTCTCAGCAACCGTGATGAGCGAATCATGCTCGAACGCATCAAGCAGCGACCGTCCGTGGAATGCTTGGAATACGATCTGCGCATCATCACTGACATCAATTGACCCGCCGTTTTTCACAACGCCGAGCCCAGAGATTTCGACCTCCTCGCCGAGAGGGCGGCCTGGAAGATTCAGACTCACAACCAAATCGGGCACGTTCCCTCACCGCCCTTCATATCATTGCCTTCGACAAGCCTTCCCACGTCAGCCTATGCGCACGAAGTTTGGCTCCAGACCGACGAGCAACGCCTGGCTCCATTCGCGTCACATTGCCATGAATAATAATGCCGTTCAACGTTTTGTTTTGATGAATAGCATCACGTACCTGCTGCGCGTAAAGATCGGAATCCTTCTTGAGCTGTGACTGATCGACGATCTGCGCGTAGTAGACCATGATGGCGATATTGAATCGGTGTTCAAGGTAGAAGTTTGAAACTGGGTTCTGAATGTCAGTGGGAGCTGCCTCGACTGTTGTACATGGTGTGAATGGAATCCGATCCTGGTCGCCGTAGTAGACTTCTTTAAGGTTCAACGACACGTCTGCCTTGAGCAGGTCGATAATCGCCTGGCAAACTTCGGATGGATCTTTTGTTAACGCCATCAGATCCCTGCGCTCCGTTTGTTCCAGTTCACAATAATAATGCCTTCAACCCATGCAGAGAAAATCGCTTCAATCCGCACTTGATCGTCGCGTTGCATGACAGCAAACGGACGCGCGGGGAAGTCGACATTGAAGAAATCCCTGCCGCCCTGATGAAGCATTCCGTACCATGCTGCGTTTGGTAGATTTGAAATAGATGCCTCATGGCCAGTGATCGTCCATCGAGCACGATGGCTCATCGCACCGAACAGTTGGCCAGATTCGACAAGAATGTCGCTCCCAAAGAGCCCACCCATCGTGCCCTGGCGCTCGCGTCGTGCGATCGTTTCCTCAGAAAGCGGCTGCCACGGAGGCCGGCCGCCTTCTTCAAAATTCTGTAAAATTGATGGAATAAGAACTCGGTCAACTGCCTTCGTCAGTGGCACTCTAAAGGTTCGAAAGCCTGCCGCGAGTTTCGCAAGATCAAACTCAAGCACCGCAAGCGGTGGAACGTAGTCGATCTTGAACTCAGTTGGCATACAGGCTCCGTTTCAGAATGTTCCTGTCAGAGTTTCTGTCACGCCGTTCGTCGTATCAGTGATGGTCACGTCAGAGAAGACAACTGTCATTGGCGGCGAGCAGGATGGCTGGAAGACTGCTGTCACCGACAGCTCGAAGTCAGCCTTGCCGTTCTGGACAGGAAAATCACCAGCAGCATTCAATGACTCTTTGTTTGCTGCCTGTGGGTGGTTGTCACCAGGATTGATACAACTTGCAGTTGCGCTGAGAACAATGTGAACCTGCGCTTCGTCGCCAAGGCCAGCTTCTTTGCCACTTACTGTCAACGTATTATCTGAACGAGCAACGCTGAGCTGGTCATCAACAAAATGCGGACTTCCTGCCAATGCGGCAGTCGTCGAACCGATTACCATAACTGCTGCCAATGCAAGTGCTGTAAAGAAACGTTTCACAAACTCTCCCTAATAACGGTCGCCCATGCGGAACTTGATATCTTCCGAACCTGCACCAGCTCCAACAATAAAACCAAGCGCGTCGACAATTGTATCGCTGCCAGTTAAATCGTTCGGATAGTATGCAGGGTCATTCGCTGTGATCGGCGTTGGATAATCAACAAGAACAATCGTGCCGTTCAGTAGCGCCGTAATAATGCTCTCTGCCCATACTTCGAGCTTGTTGGCGTATTTATTTCCAGCATCGTCCTCTTCGGAGTACAGCTTGTTGTAGCGGTTCGCTGCAACCTTCGCGGAAATAACTACGCGAACAAGATTCGGCGTCGTGGCGTTATCAACCCAAGTTGCGACATTGTAGATTTGGCCCAGTTTCGCCAGGACATATGTCGAGACGTTGAATTCCTCTGGCAGCGTATCAGTTGCAGGCAGCTCAAGTTTCCCGGCGTCAAGCCAGGATTGAACTTCCGCAATCGTGACATGCAGCGCCACGAATTATTCCTTTGTACCAGAGGTCTTCGCTCGAACTTGTGGTCCTGACTTTGGCTCAGCTTTTGGTGGTTCAGTTTTTGGTGGTTCTGCCTTCGGTGGTTCTGCCTTCGGTGGCTCAGTTTTTGGCGCAGCAGGTGTTTCAACCACAGGCTCTGGTTCGGTCTGCCCGACTTCCTGTGGCAGCAGCGCTGTCTGCGACTTGGGTGGTGCCGCATTCAGCGCCTTCTGCTGTGCTTCAAGAACGGCGCGCTGCGGGGATGACGCAAGTCGGACCTGCTGTTGCTGTGCTTCCACAGTTGCAGCTTCTTGAGCTGCTTGTGCTTCAGCAAGCGCAGTTTCTGCGCCATTTAGCGCATCCCAAACGTTCTTCGGAACCGCTGAGCCAATCTGGCGAAGAGTAAGAACCTCGTCATCGCTCATTTCAGATGGAAGCTCATCGCCTGACTCAAGCCAAAACTTACTCCCGTCCTTCGCTCCATAGCTAATGGGGAATCTGGCAACAAACAGCTCCTTGGCCATAGCCCAATCCCTTCTTATTAGGCGACGGCAGCTTTGATCAGGTAACCAGCAATAATTTTTCCAGATGCGTCCTGTGCAGGGGTTTTCAAGTCATAGCGCCGAGAAACACGAATAATGTCTGACTTACGGTTATTCTCGCGCCAGCGGTCTGCAACCTGTGGTGTTCCACCGCCGTAGCCCCAGACAATTTCGTAGGCGAATGCCGGGATTTTCAGCCCAGGGTTTGGTGGCACCCAAGCAACCACAACGTCCTTACCCCACAGGTAGCCGAGAACTGGGGTTTGGCCCATTGCTGCGGTGTTCTGCCCTGCCATCGGGATGATGATGTTGGGAATTCCCAAAATCGAACCAATGATGTCAGGCGTCATCACGCCACGCTCGGAATACTTGATGCGCTCGATGAAGTCAGGGTGGTCTTCGAGAATCGAGATGACCTGATAGGGAACGACAGCGGTGTTTGGGTCAGAGAAAAGGTTCGAGTTAATCGCACGAATTGCCGTGCGGAAGTCAGAAATCGGGTTGGAGTTCACGTAGTCCGACCACTGGCTTGTACCAGACAGTGTGACCGTCATCGTTGTACCAGTTGTTGAATAGTTTGCCGCAGTCGTGACGAGGTTCTTCATGAGCACTTCGCGGCCCAAAAGGACTTTCTGGGTCACAAGGTAGGTGCCGTCCTCGTCTGGCGAGAATGGCGAATCGGCGTTGTCGCGCTCCTCGTCAGTCACGGCAATTTGCAGCGAGTGCTCGACCGCAAAGTAGCTGTCGGTCGAGACGACGTAACCGGGAATTTCGTTCGCCTCGGTGCCAGGCGCACGAACGTCGAGGTGGGTGGACCATGCTTCGCGGCCGAAGATGTAGTACTTGTTCGACTGCTTCTGGACGGTCACCTGTGGAAAGAGGCGGTTCCCAACGAATTCGTTGTTTGGGAAGCCGACTGAAATCTTGGTAAGCGCAACATCGATGTGGATGTTGCCGCCACCCCTTGGGTCATAAACGGCCATTTAGTTGCTTTCGCCTCCTTCCTTAGATCGTTGCGCCAGGTGTCAGCAGCACGTCGATGATGTCGTTGACAACGCCACCAGAAACTGCAATGCCAACGACCTTGTCAAGCGCTGTGGTGGTTGTTATCACTTTGCCTGTAGCATCGACTTTGACCTTGTCACCGACAGCAACAGTTCCACCGCAAACCGCTTTGCTGATGCCAAGGATGCGAACATCCGCAACCTGCTTTGCGAGGTCAGCCGTTGCAACTGGCTGCTGAATAATGCCGATGGCAAGATCAGTCAGGCCAGTAACCGGTGTTACCTGCTCTGGCTGGCCAGCAACCTGCTTCACAGCTTGAAACTGTGTTGCCGCAGTTGTGACGACAGTAAAACCTTTGTCGAGCACATAGTTTGGCCCGGGCAATTACTTCACCTCGCCTTCAATGAACGTGGCGTTCCTGTAGGCGGTGTAAAGCGACGGGTTGTCGCGCGAAAGCTGCCGAACAGCATCGGCGTAGGAAAGCTGGTTTTCTGCCATCCGACGCTGCACACCAATGTTGAACTGCTGCACCGGGTCGTCAATGTGCTGCAACTCGAAATCAGTGTCGGTACGGCCGCGCTCGCCAAGCTCGACGAGGCCCTTTTCCTTCACCTCAGCAAACAGCTTGATGATGTCATCAGCAAGCGGCTTCGGCGACTTAATGAGAAGCTGAAGCAGCTTTTCCTGAGCTGGCACCGGCAGTACATAGCCCTTGCCCTCGGAAAGTTGCTGCACCGCAGCATTTGCCTCGGACAGACGAAGCGATGCTTCGAGCTTGTCGTTGTGCTCACGAAGCGTCTTCACGACATCGTTCATCTTTTCGAGCTGCGCAGCCTCGTCCTGCTCGCGCAGGCCCTTAATGACGGCGTCCAGCCCTTCAAGCGTTGGGTCGCCGCCATTATTGCCGTTGTTGCCATTGCCTGGCGGAGTAATTCGCTCCGACAGCTTCTGTGCAACGTCGTCTTCAGTCGCGTCGTCAGAAAGTCCAAAGGACTTCTTCAGAACGTCAACAAGCGACATCTATTTCCTCCCCTCAAGTTGAGAAGTGAAAAGCCGGCCGATCCATTGCTCGTCCTTAGCGAGGCGTTCGACCAGCAGTTTGTGTTCCTCACGTAGCACTTTCACTTCGTCGCTGAGGGTTATAAGAGCGTCGTCTGGTTCATGATCTAAAGGTGCCACCAGTAGCGGCGTGATTTCTGCCATCGTGATCGGGAGGAGATCCTTCAGAAATGGACGGTTTGTGAGTGCTGCGCCAAAGAGCACGTCCTTATGCGTCTCACCTGTCCTTTCGTGGGTCCACTCATCCCGATATTCAGGCGAGAGATATTTGTACTCGCCATCTTTAACGGCTTTCTCGCCTTCTGGCGTGAACTCCACAGCAATCCACAGGCCATTAGAGCGTAGGTCAGCATCCTTGATCCAGCCCGCAGCCTTGCTGCCCTTGGCCGGGTCATTCTTGTGCTCGTAGTCAATATCCAGCTCAACGCCACGCACCTTACTCTTAATATTCTGGGCGAATTGGCGGAGCCGATCAAACGTAAAGTCGATCTTTCCCCACGTCGGATGGTTGTACGTGCCGACCGTCATCGCGTGCAACCAAGTTCGCCCGCCATCGGCGAGCTGAGTAGAAGAAAGATCGATAGTGTAGGAGAAATCCACGCGCGAATTCCTTTCTGATTGACAGTGTGTCAGATTGCGCGTCGGCTTTGCAAGTTAGAGCTAATGATATAGCTAAACGCCAACCGAATGAATCACCCAGCCGTTTGGCGTCACGGTAATTAAGCTGTATGCCAATTCTGGTGCAGCGCCACCTCGGCCATCAACAATGAGTGGACCCCAAGGTGCGAACTGAACCGTAAAGCCATGATAATGACCAGCAAACATTGCATCCGCACGGTCTTTTAATGTTTCAACTAGCCAATCCGCGTCAGGGTTTTCGCCGCCTTCGACCATACCATGACGGTTTTCATTGCCATCTGGTAGCACAATTGGACACGGAGGCATGTGAGCAAAGACGAATTCATATGGCGTTGTCTTTGGCACACCAAGATAGGACTTTCCCGTCTCTGTCAATCTGCCCGTAGAGTTATCTAACCCAATCAGCATCGTAAGCCCATCCGATGTCTGGTATTTCCACTCTCTCGCGCAGCCAATCGAGTCATACTCAGCATCGTGGTTGCCAGGAACGGGAAAAAACTTGTACCCAGAGGTAAGCACTCGTGAGCGAACTTGCTCATACGCTGGCATGAGATCGCCCACCTGGACAACATAATCACAGGCAATAAGCGCGCTATCAAGGACGGCGGAGAGCCGTGCAGGATCTCCACCAGAAAGATCGCCAACTACGCCGATTTTTGTCATTTCACACATTCTCCACAATGAAATCGCCGTGCTGCAATGTTTGCGGATGTGCTGCAATGACGGAATTGATCTTGTACCAATAGACGCCAGGATTTGCTGTCGCGGCAGTTGTGACCTGGACGGTAAACTTCCCATTTGGTGCATCGGTGATCGTCGCTGTGATCGTTGCCATCGCTGAGCCATCAGCGGTATTTTTCGTCGCCTTGACGTACATGGTCACGGCTGACCCAGTAAGATCGAAGGGACTTGTACTGCCATCTGGATTCCGCTTTTGCGCGGTAATCGTCAGGAGTGGCTCGTTCCCCTCTTGGACCTTTAGTGGTATAAGGCTCACACGCCCACTCCCGTCAAGAATTGCTCGGCTGAGATATCGGCAATATCGCCGTCTTCTGCAACAGTCGTGAAGTTGTACGATAGCATTGATGCCATGAAGCCGTTTTCAACAATCGCTGTGAACACGTTGGCAGAGACGTAAGTCGTGAGTCGAATCTCAATACCAGCAGCAACAACGATGGTGAAGACGGGAAGCCCAAAACCTTCTTCTGTACGAATCCCCGTCGCTGAAATCGTCTGTGCTGATGGAATCGAGACACTCGCAAAACCAAATCGTTCTTCGCTTCGAACGCCGGTGGGCGTGACGAACAGCGTCGATGTGTTGGCACCGAATGTTTCGCTGCTCGGAATTCCTGTCGGTGCAATCGTAGCACTTGCTGACGTTGTCGTGGCACCAAAGCGTTCTGCCGATTGAATGCCAGTTGGATTAATCGCCACAACGACAGTCGCCGTGACAGAGTTGTTAACCTGTTCTGATGGAATTCCTGTTGGCGTAATGAAAAGTGTTGTAGTAGTTGCGCCCTCGCGCTCAGCAGATTGGATGCCAGTTGCTGCAATCGTCGCAGTTGAAGAAACTGTTACTGCACCAAACCGTTCTTCGCTTTGAATGCTTGCTGGATTAATTGCGGTAACGACTGTTGCAGTAATGGAGTTGTTGATTTGCTCCGATGGAATTCCGGTCGGCGCAATGAAGACCGTAGTCGTCGTCGCGCCAAACGTTTGTGCCGACTGGATGCCTGTTGCAGAAATCGTCGCTGTCGAACTAATTGCTGCTGCACCAGAGCGTTCTTCTGACTGAATTCCTGTCGGGTTGATTGCCGTAACGACAGTTGCGACAATCGTACCTTCGAGTTCCGCTGACTGAATACCAGTCGTAGAAATTACTGACGTGACAGACGGTTCACCAGATCGTTCTGCTGATTGAATACCTGTCGTGAAAATCGTTGTCGTCGACGTAAGAACTGAAGCGCCAAGGCGTTCTTCAGACTGGATACCAGTCGCGGAGATTGCCTGGTTGAGCTGCGATGCACCAGATCGTTCCTCTGACAGAATACCAATCGCAGTAATGAAGACCGTCGAAGTTGTTACGCCAAGGCGCTCTTCGGATTGAATGCCTGTTGCGTTAACTGTCTGGTCAGCAGCAGCAGTAATAACCGGGACGAACTCCCGGTAAACGTTTCCGCTGCCGCGTAGTGGCATTCGTTACCTCAAATAGACGGCTCAGCCCAAACGATCCAAGGGAGCACGTTAACGCCCGCTGGAGCCTTGCAGCGAATGCGTAATATCGTATTGACGGGCACTCTTGGTTGAATTCGCACCTCTGGAAACCACACACCATAACCAGATTGTGGATGCACGTGCTGTGAGTCCAACAGGCGAGCTGCTGTAATGGTACCCTCAACACTCGCATTGTAGCCAGTCGCACTCACGCCACCAACACAAAGACTTAGTGGCGCAAGTGGGTTTCCCCAATTATCGGGTGTCAACGACGTAACCGTTGCAGCAACGGTTCCGGTATCAATTAAATGTGCAATAACTGGCACACCAGTTCCTGATGTTCCATCAAATGAGACGCCCCAACCAAGTATTCGAATATCCATTGTCGTTGTTGGTGTTGCTACTTGTAACACCGTTTTTGTTGTTGCTGCGGTGAGCGCAACAACAATCGGCTCGAATGGAGCTGCAACCGCACGAGGACTGGCAATATATTCAGACACAAATCACCTCCCATACATTCCTGTCGTTGCTTGCACGACCGGCCGCACTAATTGCTGCCGTCGTAACTGAGGTACTCCCAAACCAGTAGGTTGACTTGTAGTTTCCCGAATCCGCAGCACCGCGCCGACCCCGGTTTGTGTGGCGGCGGCGGTGGTGGCAGTCAGCACTGGCGCGGCCGAGGACGTTCCCGCTGTACACGCCATCGTGGCGACAATTCGGCGAGCACCAAACCCGCTACTGGTTGAAGCGTCCTCCTGTTCGGTCATCGTGCCGAAGGTGCAACCGGTGGCGGTGATCGCTTCGACCGAAAATGTGGAGGTAGGGCTAACGGAGCCGCCAGCCAGCCACAGCAGCAAATCGTTGGCCTGAATACCCGGGTCGCTCCCACAAGTGACTGACCAGGCTGTATCTGCGATAACGTCCGAGCCGCTGGCAAACCCGGTAACCACGGTAGAGCCCGAGGTGGCGCGTTGGACCCCGTGGATGTTGCCGTACACCATCGACGAGTTGGCCGGGTTAACCACGCTGACGGACGTGCCATTTTCCGAACCGTCCGCATCGGTGGTTTTCCGCCAAACGGAGAGCTTGACGGGGCCAGTGTCAATTCCGGCAGTGCCGGTGCCTCCCCACGCCTCAAACAGTTTCGTGAACCCGGTCGGGTCGGCAATTGTCGGCGGCTCACCAGTCCCGCTGGATGCTTTGCTGACAACGATCAAGATCGGGATGTCGCCGGCCAGCACACCGGACGCCGGATAAGGAATTACAGCGGTGCTGGTGCTGGCAGTCGAGGTGCCCTTCCACACCCAGATAGGCGGTCCAACGGCGAGGATTGGACGAATAATTCGTGATCCACGAATGATCCGCCTGGCAGGTGGCTTAAGGACATTACGAATTGCCGCTGGCATTTATGCGCCCCAATACCACTTACGAGTCCCAGCTAAAATACACGTCGCAAATCTGGCCAGTACCGGTAATTGGGATCAGTCCAACCCCATTGGCGGTCCCCGATGGGATATACAGACCACGCCCACCGAACGTCCAAATAACTCCTGATCCAATTGACGCACCAATGCTCGCGCGTCGCAATTCACCGGCGACTGCGGTTGGAGCGGTGCCGGTGTGGGTGTCGGCGGCGATACCCTTGGTGGTGACGTTAACTTCCTGCTCCTCATAACCCACGCCGGGGACGACCGCGCCAACAGTTCCCAAAGATGAGAACCGCTTGAGGGAAATCGCAAGTGCGAGCGCAGTGGTATTGAATACACCAACTTCAACAAGCCACAACGCACCGGTCGCCTGCGCGTACACCGACGCCATCGGCAGGGTGGCAGAACCTGCCCCGGCGGTGCGCCATGCGGCAGCGTAGCGTGCCATCTATAAATTCACCTCCATCCCTAATTTATAGGGCGATAAACGAGACGCTCAGAAGTCACCTGGCGTCCAGCAATAAGTACCTGCGGTGCGCCGGCGGTGGCGAGTTTGAATGCCACGGTCATTAGCGCCTTACTGCTCGCGTTCGTTAAAGTCGCGGCGGACTGGCCAGTCGCCCCAGCGGTCGCCTTCGTCGCCGTGACCATCCCGATCCCACCACCGTTCCCGGCGATTACCCAGTTGTCCATTTGCTCGACAATGTTGGAATACGTAGCATTGGTGAGCGCGCCGAGGTTTGCGGTGGAAGCCACATCGGTACCAGTGGCGATGATCTCTAAAATCAGTGTGTCTGCAATGGTGGTGGTCACCCCCGGCCACGTCGCCGATGTGTCCGAGGTTGCTTCGACCGCGCTCGCGGCGACATCCCACGGGTTGGCGGTGGTCGGGCAGCCACGAATGGCAATCATCCGGCCGATGTTATGGTCCCCTGAGTCGCCCAGCGACGGGGCGGTGAACACGCCGTCGTAGCGCGCCCAGATTACCCACAACCTCGTGTTGGTGCCCTCCTGAATTGGCGACCCAGTGATATGCGCCCACCCGCTTGGCAGCGTGTAGGCGCCGGGGGCGGTGACCCCCTCACATTCCGCAACGGTGACCAGAATGTCGCTGGCGACGATGCTGGCCGGAAACGCAGGGGTGATCGCGGCGGTTCCCGACGCAACCGCGCCGACGTTCACAACGGTGGGGGGCATCAGGTATCCGCGACACCTTCAGGGTCAGAATAAATTGCCACATAGTTGGTGGTCGGCGCGTCGGCCGCGTCGAGGATCTGTGTATCGGTGCTGGCCTGCGGGACAGCCACATCGGTCGGGATGCCGGAAAGCTCGTAATGCAATGTCGCAGACTTCCCCTCGACCGTGGTGGTGGCCAGGCTGCGGGTCCCGAGCGTGTTGGGGTTGACGGCGGCAGTCACGGTCACGTCCCCAACGGTGCCCAACATCGGCTGTGTGGTGGCCTTGCGGACCGCGTATTCCAGGTACACCGCGTGGACGCCCATGTCGGGGGCCGCGTCGGTGGAGAAACCGACCCGGATCGCAGCGGCGCCCAGCTTGGCGACTGTCCACCCATTGGCGGATGGCCAGGTCGCGCACTGCCAGCGCGGCTCAGTGGAGGAGACCGCTGTCGGGCTGGCCGCATCGTAGGAAACACTGGTGTCGACCAGGACCGTTTCAGCGGTCCCGTCAAAGCCACGAATTCCCAATGTGCCGGTGCCCGCCCCGGTGCCACCCCAGGCGGGCACCAACATCCGCACTCCGGTCACCACCTCGCCGGCGGCCACCGTCGGAGCGGCCATGGGGAACTCCATGTAATCGGAACTGGCGGTGGCGGTTTGGACCACCCCATCGGCGCTGGCGGAGATGGTCGGGGGGACCTCATCCAACGCGTTGCGCGCGTTGGTGGCATTCCACGCGCCCAAGGTTCCGTTAGCAGTAAATACGCTGAAGTTACTGCTGGTGCCAAACACGGTGGGAGTGCCAGCCAAATCCACCGTGAGCAGCCGGATCTCATGGGGGCCGAGCGGGTAGGCGGAATAGTTTTGGGACAGCACCGCATCATCATAATCAGCCGTCATCGTTTGCGAGCCCGAGGCGCCAAGTTCCAGCATGACCATGGAAGTCGCAGACTGCCCTGTCAGGTCCGCGCCGGTCTGGTCGGTATAAGTGCCAGCGGCAGTTTCAAGCCGCCAGTCAACATGCCACGTCGAGGTAGTTGTCTTGGCGCGCAGGTCAACCCACACCCAGGTATTCGTAGCGGTAGTGCCAGGCTGCCAGGAAACGGTGCCAGTAGTGCCGCAGCGTGCTCCAAATTTGGCATTGGTCGCGTCATACAGCAGCTCGGTAAGATGAGTGCCGGTGTTAGCAGTCAACGATGCGACCACGACCGTGCCGGTGGCGGAAACAATTCGGACGTTGAATCCAGCCGCTGCGGCCTTGGTGTTCATGTTTCCCGTTCGGACATACCCAGCGGCGGCAGACTGCACCACTTGCAGCCCATAGACGGAGGTACGGGCAGAACCAGCCTGAATAAAATAGCTGGTCCCCCAAGTCCCGCCGGTGGTGGCAAACGGCGCGCCCAGCAGAGATGAGGAGCCGGTGTGGGAGTTAATCCCGCCGTGGGTGCCCTGCTCGAATCCAGCGAGGATATGGAGCGGCGCGACGATCACGGAGTCGGCAGCGGCGTAGGCGATCGTAATCGCGTCAACGCTGGCCGGGCTGCCAGAGGTAGCAAATACCGCCGTGGTGTTGAACTGGCCGGTCTGACCGGTGACGAACCGTCTGGCCACCGCGAGCGTCCTCGCCGTGTTCGGGTCGCTTATGTCGGCGACCTCGGCGAAGTTGTCGGTCCAGCCGCTCCACGACTGCACATCGCCGGCTGTAACCGTCGCGCTGACCACACCAAACACGACCGTATCCAGCGCGGCGGTTAGTGGGGTTGTCGGCAAGGTGGCTGTGTTGCCGTTCGAGACCAGACCAGTGGAACCGGCCGAGGCGTCCACGGCGACGGCAGGTTCAATGTTGGTCATCTCGCAGACATACCAGGAAAACAGCGTGGCAGTTGCAGTCGTGAACGTCCAAGACGACTCGCCGGCAGTGACCTCGGACTTGTGCGAGGCGATCACCGTGCCAACGGCGCGGTCGGTGACGAACCCGGCCGGGCCGACGGCCTCAAGCCCACCAGTGATGATGACCACCACGGTATTGCCAGCGGTGGTCCCTAACGGCAGGGTCACGCTGACGCTGGTGCTGGTCGTGGTCGTGAACCCGGTGTTCTCCTGGATCACGTTCACGTCGCTCAACGGCATGACTGCTCCTTTTGGTTGCTAAAGCTTAAAAATCCTGTTCGTACCAGAGTCAAATGCAATGACGATGTTGCCGCCGTTTGGCGTCACTGGAAGCCCAGAGCCAGCAAGTACAATAAGTCCTTGATTACCGGCAGCAATTGCGCCAGGCAGTGCTGTGCAGGTAAGGTTGCGGTTTCCTGCTGTTCCAGCAACTGTTGATGCCGTAACGCCATTCGAGAAAACAACTGTCTGTGACGACACAGTTGCCGGAAGTGGCTTGTCCACCCAAATGGTTGTTGCTGAAGATGCCGCATCGGCAGCAACAACACCAAGGAATTTTCCAGTAATCAATGCGACCAATTCCGAAGTTGATGCAACAGCGGTGTCACGAATAATCACGACAGCTTCCACAGAGGAGCCAGAAACAGCCGTAAACGTCACGTCGTCAGCATCCGCGACACCGGCTGCCTTCGTCTTGTTGGCAAGTGCTGGTGATAGCGCACCGACAATGCCACCATCAAGGTCATCCCAAAAGTCACCAACCGTGCCAGCAGTCTGCCCAAGATCGACGCAATAGCCAGTTGCACCGCCAACACCACTGCCAACGGAGTTCGTACCGTCATAATATCGCGTTAGCGAAAACACCGAACCCGATGCAGCAGTAATCTTCCACAGGCCATTTGCTGCGACGTTCGTCGTATGGTCGCTAATATACACGGTATCGCCAGTTGCAAATCCGTGTGCCACTGCGGTTGTTACGACAATTGGCGTTGCGTTTGTGGAGCTGGAAATTTGGCGAACGCCAACATCGCTCGTGCCTGTCAAGTGAACAAGCGCAGCCTTAAAGGTCTGCGCATCCCAGTCCAAGTCCGCACCAAGGAATTTCTCCCTGGCCAGCTCAAATAGAGCATTTACCATTGATCCCCCTTACTTTTCCTTCGGATTGGCCTCACGGCCACGCTGCGTAATCCAGCCAAACCGTGAGGATGTTTCTCCCTTGTTTTCCTGTTGCAGCGTCGAGGAGGCTCGTGTGCCACCGCGCTCAACTTGGTCACGCATGCGTTCTTCTCGCGCTGGGTTATCATCCTTATGACCAAACAAATTACCAAAAAATCCCAAGTTAGTCCCTCCTATCCATGACGGTTATTCCTCCAGCTTGGAAGTCCAAGCACAAAGCTGACGGCCATGCCAAGCGCCCAGAATCCAAGTCCAAGCGCCAGCATGTTCACGTTGCCAAGATGCCCACCGAGCGACCACACAAAGAAGATAATCGCAGCGACCAGAATGAAAATGTTCACGGACTCCCTCCTGCCTGGAGTTTCTTTAACACATCGAGAATCTCCTGCGTATCAACCTTTCCATTGCCATTACCGTCGATGATCTTTTTGAGAATGTCATTCGTCTGCGCCTGCTGCCGCTTATGACATTTGCCATCAGGGCGAATACAGTCGTCGATCTCAAAAATCGCCGCTCTGGCACTAGTACCCTGTGAGAGAAACTCATTATTTCTGCTTACCTGCTTGAAGAGCAATGTGCCAATAACGAGCCCACTAATAACAAGTACCACAATAATGCCTGTCAGCGTCGCTGCCATGCGCCGCAAAAGTCGAACCTGTTGAGACGCAATATCAAAGCGCTTAGCAAGTTCAGCAACAACGCTCGTTAGATCAGCAGCCTCCTCTCGGAGGTCCTTAACATCTTTTTGAGCCTGGGGATCTACCGGCATCATTCCCCCGTTCAATATGCCGTTCAATCATTGGCAAAATCTCATCTGCCGCCTGCTCAAAGCGAGTCGCAACCTCTTCCAATCTCCCAATCATCTTACCGATTTTTACAAAATCATTCTCAGTCTTTTTTTCAACCTTGTCTGTAATACTCTCACGCTCACTTCCCCTACCCAAAAACGTGAAGCGCATAACAGCATCACAGCTTCCTATCGATGAGCGGAGCAAGTTGTTCGAGAATTTGCGTGCTTCTGACAAGTGCGGGAATTGCCTTTTCCACAAGTCCTGCCTGCAAGGAAGATATCTGCCCATCCTTTTGCTCGATGATCTTATCTTTCATGGCTAAACGAACTTCGAGACTTGCAACTTCCTTCTCAGTACGCACTTTGCCAATGATGAACATGATTAGCCAAATACCTGCGACCCCAATGTTCGTAAGCCAGGTGATAGGGTCATTTAGTGGCTCTGTTGCAGCAATAACAATAATTGTTGCTGTTGCTGCAATTGGCAAGGTAAACGTCAAATTACTGTGCCTTAAAGACAAGTCCCTGCAAAACTGCAAGGAAATCTGTTTTTAGCTGTTCATGGTCGATGGTCACATCAATAGGTACGCCCTGATTCTCTAGCGCAGTCACAACCGCCTGCGCGAGAATTGCCGGGTCAGTTGTCGATGCAGTCAAAGCTGCCAAAATCTTTGACTCATCGTCAGACAACGTACTTGTTAGGCCATTAATCTTTGCCTCAATGCTCTGTAGTCGGCTAGCAAGGATCGAGAACGCTCGAACATTATTACTCTGGCCAAACTGAATGATGTCCATAGCGCCGCTGATACGAAACAGCTCACTAACACCAGCTTTAACCTGAGCCTTGACATTATCCAAGTCAGTTGTATCGAGTGGCATATCTCCTCCTACAGGCCACTGACCGTAATCAGCTTTAACCGATCGATCGATATCACACTGTATACCGTCGATTGTCACGTGAAACTTGCCGCTCGCACCATCTGGGAACTGCTGAATGTGTGTTGCTGAATGCCATTGTTTGTCTGACCAGGCATACGTCTGCCAAAACCACTTTGCTACTCCATCACCAACTGCCCAATCAACGACATAATACGAGCCGTACACACCAACTCGATCTACTCCCAAAACGCTAACAGCACCCTGAAGGAAACTACGAGCCAGCTTATAAGTATCGAAAGTATTAAAGTCCACAGAGTCAGCACTAAAGTAAATCGGCCGATCGTCTGGTAACCCGCAGAGCTTTGCCATTGTAAGCGAGTTCCTAGCCGCTTCCACACCGCGTGAATACCCACTCGTCATCGCCGTCGCACTAGTTTCCCAATTTGTAAACATCTGAATGCCAGCATCGATGTACGCTTGGACCTCCTTTGGCCGTAAGCACTTTGTTGGCCATGTTGATGGATCAGTTAATGTAACTGGACTTGTCCATCTATCAGCAATGTAATGACTACAAAATTTCACTCCCGCCGCTACTAAGGCAGATGCCGAAGGCGGCGGTCGTGATGACTGGTCAATCCCAAACATAAACATTGCTCCATCATAGTTGAGGACAGTGTCGTCGTATATTATAGGAGCATCGTAAACAGTCATCGGACAATAAACTGTTTGAGGTCGACACCAGTTAACTGCTCGTATGTCCGCATGCGCATACGGAAGTAGCCACTCTCGCCCCAACCCGTTCCCCATGAGTTCGCAAAAACAATCGTCGATGAGTAGAAGTTAACCTCATCGACTTCGATCGCAAGTGCCTCAACTTCATGGCCACCAGCAATGCCAGAAGATTGCCATTTCGGATCGGCGTCAATGTAGCTGTTTCGCTCTAGGTAAAAGAATGCGTTATACCAAGGCATGCCAACAAGCACTGGGCCATCTTGCAGAAGCCTCGCAAAGCCATGTGGCGTTCTCGCCCAACGATAGCCAGTAATTGTTTTGCGCGTCTTTAGTACCTTGCAAACGGCAAGGCCAGAACTACCAGTATCATCGGGCGGATAGTAGCCAGCATACGGATCTCGATTTGTTGCGTCTGAATAGAGCCGCACCGCAAAATCCTCAGTCAGCTCGTCAAGGCCAAACTGCCCAAGTGTATTTTCGGCAAGCAGCTTTGTCGCAAATGGCTCCGTTCCTAATGTGCCAGTGCCCGCGTTACCAGTGCATGAGCCAAGATTGCCTTGATCGAGAATCGAAACTTTGCGCTCCCAATGAATCGACTTCAACGGCTGTCCGAACATCGCTTCAGTGTCGTTCTCAACCATGTACGCAAGTGAGCGTGCATCGAGCCAAAGATTTCGACCAAGCCGACGTGTTGTTGTCTCAATGCCTCGATCGAAAATCTGGTAGAGCATTCCCTGACTGAGCAGCGACATTCGCTATCCTTTATGCGCTGTTGTTCGTTGGTCCACCAACCCGCTTTCCGCCAGGTCCAATCGGCGGGCTTGGTGACTGTCGTGGCAAGCCAGGTTGCGCACCACTTGATTTTGTCGTTGCTGGAACGTTCGGCATTTGACCAGGCGTTTGCTGTTGCTGCATCTTCTGCGCTTCACGCTTCGCTTCCTCGACCCTGTCGGTCTTCTCATCTTTCGTCGGCAAGTCCATTTCATCACGGACCCAATCTTCCAGCTTGTCATCAGGATGGAGGACATTCGCACCAATGAAGTTGCGGATCGCAAAGCTCATCGTGCGCCAGTCAGTTGTTTCGCCAACGCGACGAACCTTGAGCTGCGGGTAGCCGTTCGCGGTATACGTGAAGTTGAAATCCACAAGCTGTGGAACGGCGTACTTGTTGATCGTGTCACGAACCACATCAGCAATGTAACGACTGCTCTTCAAGAAAAGGTCAGCATCCGTTTCGACATTCCCAGCCCTTTTATCGAGGAACTGGCCAAGAATGTTCGACATAATCATCAAGTTGTGATGCTGAATCGAGACAATTGCATCAACTGGTTGTCCTTCCAGCTTTGCAAACGCAATATCCCACATTGGAGGCAGCACAACGTGGGCCTTTTCGTTTACACGCAAGTTGCGACCAATCTCATCAGCGAGCCGTCGGTCAGTTTCGCTGAAGTTTGGCGGCAACTTGATGATCGGGATGCCAATCCCATGCCGTTCCTTCTGAATGGCATCAATCTTGTAAAGGTTATCCTTGAAATACCAGTGCTTGTAGGCTGAGCGCAGCGCAGAAATGCCAGTAATGACACCAGCTTCCTTGTCGTTCGTAAAGACAAGGAGCTTGTCGATTGGAATGAACACCGAGTTTGTCTGCGTGAAGCTGTAGTCATACATCGTGACGCCACGTGGTCCGCCGTTTTCGTCCCACCACCACTGCGTCACATCGAGCGGGTGGCGCGGCGCAAGTTTTTTCCACACCACACGCTGTTCGCCGTCGACCACTCGGTTGTCAAAGACCTTTTCAAACATAAAGTAGCCAAAGTCGAGCATCAACAGCGCTTGCGTAAGTAGGTCCATCCAAGAAATCGACATGTACTCCGTCAAGCACTTCCAAACGAAGTTTGCGATTTTCTCGTCGCGTGCAGAGCTTGACGCTGGCTGCACAAACCAGCGACCAGCAAGCACCGGAGTTTTCAGTAGGCGAAGGCTTGAGCGAATCGCAGCATCGCTGCGGCGCATCTCGTCAAATCGCCGAAGACCAGCTTGTCCTCGCAGCGCTGGGTTATACTCATCCCGAAGAAAATGGCCATACATCGTCGAGCCAGTTGACCCAAGTTCATAACCAGGGTCGGGTGGCGGTTCTTTGAACATACGCTGCTGCACAATAATGTAGCCGTCATTCGAAACAGAGATCGGCTCATATTGCTCGAACAATGCTTCGAGCGTTGTCGTCTCCACAGGAGACTGTGGAGTGCTTGGGCGAAACTCTTGCAGCGGTGTGCCCATCAAAACACTGGCTCCTTACTGAAATCGAAAATCGTTCCACCAGTGCTGCCAGTAAATATATCTGGGTCTTCACTCTTCGTATGACTCGGCGAAAGCAAGCTGTGGTAGCTGTTCACCGAAATGACCTCGTCGAGGTGACGCCCGCAGCCCAGGTCATAAAGGTGAACAAGCGCGTACCGCAGCGCATCCAATCCGTGGTCATCGCGCTTAAACGGTTTATCGGCAGGATCAGCACCAGAGCTTGGCATCGCCATCGACCGATAATTCGAGAATTCCTTGATGAGGTTCTTGCAGGAATGATCGATGAGCAGCTTTGGCCGAAGAATTGGCCTGCCATACTCATCGTAGAGCCCAGTATCAACCTTCGTGAGGAAACTCTTCACGCGGTCAATGCCTTGGCGAAGGTTCTTCTTGGCCTCTGGCAGTCCATACGTACCGATGAACCGTTGAGAAAGAACGTCCACAGCCTCCGGGTCGGCTGCATCACCAAAACCGACATCAAGGTGGTAGCCGCGTGGCTGTGGACGCGCCTGGAGCACACTAATATGATCGTCAATGCTCAAGCCGGCAGCAAAATACTCACGCCAAACTCTGATTTCATCCTGCGGCGTGACCTGAAACTCAATTGCAGCGAACGGATTCGACCAGCCAAAGTCGAAGGCGATGTAGCTTGGCAGCATTGGATCGAATTCAACTTGCGCAACATGAGTCTCTTCTTCAAACTCCTGGTAAATTTTTCCGACAAACGCCGTGAACTCTGCTGCGTACTCCTGAAGGAACCACTCAGTTGCCGTGGTGTTCTCAACATCGACAATTTCTGGGTCGTTGCGACCTTCTGGGAACACAGCCGTATTAGACCAAGAGGGAAATCGCCAGCTTTCCCAATCAGGAAACGTTGGGTCTTGGCCCTGCTGCCACAGGCCATGGAACCAGTTGCTCGTTCCTTCTGGCGTGCTCACAAAGTCAGCAGTACCGCGCTTGTCGGAAAGCGCTGGCCGCAGGTATTTCTGCCAGATGTCAGCGCGCTGCTTGGCAGCTTCCGACATAATGACCCAATCGAGACCTTCACCAACGAGGCTGTCGGGGTGGTCAGCGGAGCGAACCTCAACTCTCGCCTGCCATGGCAGCTCGATATACATATTGCCCTGCTTAACGGCATAGCCACTCTTAATGCGCTTATCTTGGCCGAATTTCTGCGAGATGATGAGATCATCCCACAGGACGCGAAACTCCTTCTCCCCAAGGTCGTAGGTTGGACCGACAATCCAACCTCTCGTCCGTGGCGCGAGAAGTGTCGCTTCCTTATCACGCGCAGCCATGAGGCTCTTACCAAATCGGCGTCCGCAGCATGCAACGCGAAATCGAGCCGTCGAGCTGTGGTAGAGTTGCTGCGCAGGGTGTGGCTGATAGCCAAGTTCGGCAAAGAGCCTATTCCTTGAAATTGCCACACTGACCTACTTACTTTGGGGTCCACACGTTCACATCGCTGGCATTGACCTTTTTCGCAATAGTGGTGAACGTTGACGCTCGTCGAATTCGTAGGTTCACGCTCGTCGCTTGTAACGAAACAACGGTTCCAGAGTTGTGTGCGAACTTCATTGCTGGAACAGTGAGGGAGAAGGGGCCAGCACCACCTACTGCGGAGACGACGCGCATTTCTGAGTTGACGCCGTCGCTGACAATTATTGTCTGGTTAACTGCTGCCGTCGCAACAGTACTAAGAGTTGTCGCCCCAACAATCGAAGCGCTTGAGAGTGTTGTTGACCCTGCGCCGTTGAGTGCCGTGACAACCGCTGGCCTCGGCTTTTGGCCAGTAGTCGCCAAATACGTGACGACGCGATTGACCTTGACGGGAAAGGGCCTCGACATCAGGGCTCCTAGGCTTCTGCATTGACAGGAAGCTCATGGCGAGCAATTGCTGCATTTGCCCACATCATCGCGTCTTCAAGACTGGTCACAGCGAGACTCTTCTCACGGCAATCACCAATTTCTTCGTTCAGCCATAGTGCGAATTCTAAAAGTTTTGCGCGCACGTGTTCATGGACTATCTTCTTTTGGTCATCTGGCACATGGTACTTAAACCGATTTTTCAAGTCGACAAGTTCCATCGCCACTTACTCCGATGCAGAAATCTGCGCCCCATACCGCTTCAGCGCAGCACGAATACGACCCTTAATAGCTCCAAGCTGGCTGGAGCTGTACTTGCTGGCGTTTTTCGGCATGTTAATGTAGCTCCATGCCGAGCGGCAGTGGTCCTCGCTGTCAAGCGGATAGCGAGCTTTGCCATCCGACTGATAGCCAGGATCGGCATACGTCACATTGCCATATGGCTTTTTCGGTGTTGACGATGAAAGCCACTTTGAATACGGGAAATCAGCCCAGCGCTGTGTACCCAGCTCATTTGCCATTTCGCTCATTTGTGCCTCCGGCACGTTCGCATACAATGCGCGAAGGTGTGCCACTGCTTCAGCTCGCGTGCCATGGCACTTCACCACTGCGCCAACGGTTCCATCTGAATTTTTCTTATGCACACAGTTGCCGTTCAACATATATGGCATCTTGTTGTAATCACCCCAATTCCTTGGCGCCGCCTGGTTCTCCTGGCGGTTGCCAGAAATTGCGACAAGTGGTGCATTTCCAATGGGGTCCCAAACGGCCATTATTGCGCTCGCTTCTTCGCCTTCTTCTGTTCATCGAGCAATTCTACAACACGACGAGCAACTGCCTCAGAGTGATCATGGCAGCAATGATGTTGCTCGATTGGCGGGCTGTGACAGATATGTGTCTGCCATGCGAAGTAGTAGGAATTGCAGCGTGAGCAATAATAGGTCCAACCCGGGTAGGTCGACGTTGTTGCTCCAGTATTGACTGAACCAGTTGTGAATTCCCAGTTCCCATTAATGTCAGCCATCATTAACCCCACGGGAGCAAAATATTCGTTCCAGGCTTTGGCAGCATTCCAACAGCCAAGTTGGTCTTCACGGAGTTTGCCCCACCAGATGGTCCCTGCCGTAGCGACGGAATGATCACATTAAACGACGCTCCAGTTGCAGCAGCCGGAGCTGTTGCTCCAGTCGGCGCCACGATGTTTTTGTCGTCATACGTTGTCGTCGTGGTTGAGCCGAGGAATTTATACGCATCCCCTGCCAAGCGCCCATACACGTTGTACTGCACTGCCCCAGTCACTGCGGTCAGCGTCAGCCGATTGAAGTTCGTGCCATCCAAAACAGCATTCCCAGTTGCGAATGCTGCATTTGCAGCAGATGCAATACTCTCACCGGTCGCATTCACCGCAGTATATTTGTAGGTATAGGTTGTGGTCCCTGCCGCACCCACAGATGCCACGGTCGGCGCCACTGGCGTTGCAAGCGCTGTTGCACCTGTAATTTTGGCCGGCAGCAACTGCCCGTCCACACTCCGATAGGTGGTATTCTGAAAACCACTCTCACCCTTCGCCCTGCGCATCTTTTGAGCCATTACTTTCCCCCTTCCGGCTTGTAGGTGCTGTTGGTATTTGCGAAGTCGCTCACTTCAGTAATGAACTTGAGCAGTGGGTCGCCGCCCTTTGCCGATTCCATTTCATTGACCTTGTCAATCACATACATCGCGTACTGACCGCGAACACGTTCGTTCGCGGCGTGCAGCGCAAGGTTAATCACGGAACGGCAAGCAGCAGGATACGCTTCGCGCAAATCCTTGTTACCCAATTCAATCAGTGTCTCTTCTGGCTTGAGGGTCCGTTCGACCTCCAAGTCAGCCAGCGCCACCACGCCGGACCAATCCACCGGGACTCGGTCGCTGAGCTTGTCCATCACCACGGGGTTCCCTCCCTTCTATTTGTAAAGCGCAAAACTCGCTTCTACTCTTCAACTTCCAGAGCGTCCCACCTTCCCAGTTATACTGCCATACGTCGTGCGATCTGGCGAGTTACTGTTCCTTATATAGCAAAGCCTGGCCGGAGATGAAATCCGTACACTGCGTGCGAGCCATCATAGAAGTGAAAACCATGGCACCGAGTGCGAGCCATTGGCTGTGTGAATTCCCATTTGCATCGTGCGAGCCATTTAGAACGTGAAATCCAAGCATATCGTGCGAGCCAAGATAATTGCGAAATCCATCCATCTCGTGCGAGCCAAGGTAATATGTGCAACCCAAATCATGCGTGCGAGTCATTGAGCGAATGCAACCCATCGCCTAGCGTACGAGCCATTGCTTACTGTGAAACCCAGGTGTAGCGTGCGAGCCAAGGTATGTATGAAACCCAAGCTAAAGGTGCGAGCCAGTATCGTTGGTGCAACCCCAAGTGTAGCGTGCGAGCCAAGGTAATGTGTGAAACCCAAGTGTAGCGTGCGTTAGCCGCAAGAACGATGAAATCCGTCCATCTCGTGCGAGCCAAACAGAGCGTGAAATCCAAGTTTACCGTGCGAGCCATTGGATCGTGTGAAGCCCTAAGCAATGGTGCGAGCCGTTATACCCGTGAAAACCAAATGGAGGTGCGAGTCAAAGATAAAGTGAAGCCCAGAATCAAGGTACGAGCCAAACTCCAAGGAGTTGCAGTGACGACAACAGAGCAAGGAATTGTCGTTCCAACGTTGCCAGAGATCGAAACGCTGGAGCGGAAAATTCGCACAACAGCAGCACAGCTTCCGCCAGAGGAAGCACGACTGCTGGTGCTGCTGTACTACCAATTGCAAGAACACCGGATCGCCACCGGTAACCAGGCAAAAAGCGGTGGTGACAACCCAATCCTGATGCACTATCACCAGCAGCTCTCTTCACTGGAACGCAGCCTACCGCCGCTGCTCGGCAAATGGGCACAGTCCCAAACTGCTGGACAGTGGTCCCTGTCACAGGTCGGCGTCGGTCCTGTTATGGCCGCAGGTCTGCTCGCGCATATCGACATTGTCAAATTCCCTTCGGTGTCACACCTGTGGTCATTCGCTGGCCAGAACCCACTTGCAAAATGGGGGAAAGGCCAGAAGCGGCCGTGGAACGCACAACTCAAGGTGCTGGTCTGGAAAATCGGCGACTCATTTGTCAAGCTCAACAAGCACCCTGACTGCTACTACGGTCATATCTACGCGAATCGCAAGGCGATCGAAGTCTCTCGCAATGAGCACGGTGCGTTTGCGGAGCAGGCAGCAGAGATTCTTGAGGTTCGTAAAATCAAGGACGAGCGGACGCTGTCCTTCTACAAGGCCGGCAAGCTGCCACCGGGGCACATCGATATGCGCGCTCGGCGTTACGCTTCCAAGCGGTTCCTCTCACACTATTTCGTCGTTGCGTATGAGGCAGCGCACGGCGAGCCTGCTCCTCGTCCATATGTAGAAACAGTGCTCGGGCACACCGACATCGACGCACCGCCAAACTGGCCATTGACCAAGTAGCAATTAATTACTTGCCAAATGGTGATCGTGAAACCCATATCCTTCGTGCGAGCCAAGAACGTAATGAAACCCAAATCGTAGGTGCGAGCCTCTATAAGGGTGAAACCCATAATTCCTGTGCGAGCCATGTCGCGCTGAAACCCGAGCGGTATGTGCGAGCCCGTCTGATCGTGAAACCCATATCATGCGTGCGAGCCATAGCAGCTATGAAACCCATGCCCTTTGTGCGAGCCTCTATGAGGGTGAAATCCGCAATCACTGTGCGAGCCACCAGCAAAGTGCAAATCCGTACTTCATGTGCGAGCTACAGGTTTTAGTGCAACCCAATATAGTCGTGCGAGCCACTACAGAGGCGAAACCCATACTCCAGGTGCGAGCCATTGCAGTCATGAAACCCATGCCTCTTGTGCGAGCCACCGTGGTTCGGTGAAATCCGTACGTCGAGTGCAAGCCAAGACGTGTATGAAACCCTGATGTAGCGTGCGAGCCGGAACACAGGTGAAACCCTATGGCTCAGTGCGAGCCATACTTTCTGTGAATCCCAATCCATGCGTGCGAGCCATTGTCTTCGTGAAGCCCAAGCATTCAGTGCGAGCCATCAACAGTAATGAAACCCAAATTAGGCGTGCGAGTCCAAGCATAGGGTGAAGTCCGTAGCCTTGGTGCGAGCCAAATTCTCAGTGAAACCCATAATGTTCGTGCGTTTTCACCCAAAACATGCCCAAATTCGTCGAAACTAGGAGGAAATGTCACTATTTGCTGACCTAACATACCTGCGTCGCAGCCGACATATTTTCGTCGACATGCGTGGCGGGACATCGCACACCTACTTCGGCGAGGTTTCCCAGGAGCGCGGGCTTCTTGTTATAACAACTCGAACAGGGTTCTTTGGGCTACGACGGCAAATTACAAAAATCCCACACACCTCCATCGAATCCTGGTCCTACTGGACCACCCCGTATTGAGGAGGAGGAGAAGTGTTCGAAGGCCCAATCAAGAAATTGGAAACAATACTCGACAAAACATCGAAAGAGATCAACGAGGGAAAATACTGGGAATATATCGTTGATACCATAGGGCGCCCAGAAGCTCTCCAACCACTCCTCACCTCACGCGGTAAGGATCGTTGGGAACTTGTCAGCGCGGTCAACGACACACTGTTTTTCAAGCGCCCAATGCAAAAAGGGGCAAAGAATTCATGACCACAGGCACCATGAAGACGATGGATCAGTCTGGTGACACCGAAATCAAGTGGGACCGCAGCGATCCAGACTCAATTGCAATCGCTCGGGAAGCATTTAATGAGGCTACTCAGCGCCGTTCGGAAGGCGGCAAGGGCTATCTGGCGTATCGCGTTGAGCGTGGTGGTAAGGGTGCAGTCATTCGTGACTTCGATCCTGCCGCCGAGCGGATCATCCTTGCGCCGCCTATGGCCGGTGGTTAATTCAGAGGAATATATGCCGTACCGCGTCTATGCTTCCGAAGCGACAGCCACCACAATTAACATGAGCGCAACAACAAACACCACCACAGATCCTGGCAACTATTACATCTACTTCAATACCGGCTATCGATACCCGAGCGCCGAGGAACTACGTCGTCTGCAACCACAAGCATACGAATTTGCCAACGCCACGCAACAGTACCGGCGTTGGCAACAGCAACAGACAGCGCATGAACGACAGGCAGCACGTGAACATGAGAAGGAAGCACAGGAAGCACAAAAGCGTGCAGAAGTGCTCCTGCTCTCCGTTCTCGACGCAAGGCAAGCTGAACAGTGGGCAACGACCCACGAAGTCGACGTGGTCGGCTCAGAAGGGCACAACTACCGTCTGACTCGCGCTCGTCAAGGTGGCGTATTCCGCCTTGGGTCACGAAACCGTCGTACGCATTCGCTGTGTATCCACCACGACTACGCAATTCCTATTGAGGACCAAATCGCAGCGCAGAAGCTCCAGATCGAAACGGACGAAGCCGAATTCTGCCGTATCGCAAATGAGAGCCCAGTACTCGCGTAACAACTTAGCCATTGCTAGCGGTGAAGCCCATGCCTTTTGTGCGAGCCACTAGCCCATGTTAAGCACATACCGTGCGTGCGAGCTATAGGTAGCTGTGAAGCCCATGTCTTTTGTGCGAGCCACCATCCTAGTTAATAACAAAGTGTACGTGCGAGCCACCACGAGCGTCAAATCCCATAGGGGCCATGCGAGCCAATAATGCGTGTGAAATCCGTCGACAAAGTGCGAGCCAAGATACTTATGAAACCCGTACCATCTGTGCAAGCCTCTGAATGCGGTTGAAACCATACCATCTGTGCGAGCCGTACCCTTAGTGAAATCCTCTTCGGCGGTGCGAGCCACACTCATTTGTGAAACCCCAGTACAACGTGCGAGCTACAAATGGTGTGAAACCCAAATTTCCCGTGCGAGCCACTCCCCGTTGTGCAAGCCCGAGATGTGAATGCGAGCCATTGAAACGGTAAAATCCAATTCCTTGGTGCGAGCCATTGAACCCGTAAAATCCGTATCTCTCGTGAAGTCCGGGTTGCATGTGCGAGCCACAAGTTCAGTGAAATCCATGTAGTACGTGCGAGCCACTCCCTGTTGTGCAACCCGGAGGTGCAGTGCGAGCCACGGCAATGCATGTAACCCAAATTTCCAGTGCGAGCCATATCGTTTGTGCAACCCAATAGAACCGTGCGAGCCATTGAATCTGAGAAACCCAATTCCTTGGTGCGAGCCATGTTCAGTGCGAAATCCAAGTGCAACGTGCGCGCCAGTCTGCGTGTGAAACCCATACCATGTGTGCGAGCCATTACAGTGAGTAAAATCCACTATCTTGGTGCGAGTCATTACAGTGAGTGAACCCCAATGGATCTGTGCGAGCCATTATTCCCGTGAAATCCAATATCTCAGTGCGGGCCAAGATGCTTGCGAAACCCATAAAGTCAGTGCGAGCCATTGCCGTCATGAAATCCATTGACTCAGTGCGAGCCATTACTTCCGTGAAATCCGTACGTAGCGTGCGAGCCATCCCAGTCGTGAAGTCCATAGTTGGTCTGCGAGTCAAGCTAAGCGTGCAACCCAACATGGCCGTGCGAGCCATTGTCGTCATGAAAACCAGGGTTAACGTGCGAGCCATTGAAACAGTGAAACCAGTCCTTAACGCGCATCCCATTACGTAAGCCAACAGCCGCGTGACATCCATACTACTCGTGCGAGCCAGCTCCTAAGTGAAAACCGTACCCCTTGTGCGCACGCCTATAGTGAAACCCTGTTCGATGTGCGAGCCGTTGTTATGGTGAAATCCCTACCACATGTGCGAGCCAAAGCAATTGTGCAACCCAATGTCGGTCTGCGAGCCAAAAGCAAGGTGAAAACCGTGCCCTATAGTGCGAGCCATGTCTGAAATGAAATCCACAGGGGTCTGTGCGAGCCACAGGCAATGGTGCAAACCGAAGTCGAAGTGCGAGCCCCGCGCGACAGTGAAATCCATATAAGCGGTGCGAGCCGTACCATTAGTGAAATCCCATTCGTCCGATGCGAGCCATGCGATATGCGAAACCCATAGCAGGCATGCGAGCCAACGGCAGGGCGAAAACCGTACCCCATAGTGCGTGCATAAGCCATGTCTTCTCTGAAATCCAGGGATCTCGTGCGGGCCAAGGTGTGTGATGAAACCGACCCCAACGTGCGAGCCATTAGCAAGGTGAAACCCGTACTCCTGGTGCGAGCCATTACTTCCGTGAAATCCTCCGTCCTTGGTGCGAGCCATCGTCAAGGTGAACTCCATTCCAATTGTGCAAGCCATTCAAGCAGTGAAAACCCACCCCAAGAGTGCGAGCCATATTGCGCGTGAAACCCGCCGCCCTTCGTGCGAGCCACATCGTCGGTGAAACCCAAGCATATTGTGCGAGCCAACGAGCGTCTGCAATCCATATTGCGGGTGCGAGCCAGTCACAACGTTCAACCCGTGGGCATTGTGCGTCCATCAATCCAAAAACAGCGTTCGAAAGGGCTACAAGTTAAAATGGTTGACTCCACCGCCCAACACCTCCTTGCCACCGCCGTTGGCAAGCTCCCATCGTCCCAACTCTACCTCGAAGCCTTTCTCCTCGACCGTAAAGTTGTCGGTGACCAATACTCGCGCTCCCGCTGTCCCATCGCCAACTACCTTGCATCGGAACTCCGCATTTCTCCCCGAGAACGAGTTTGGGTTGGTTGGAGCACCGTTTGCATCGTCCGTCGCCGTCCCTTCCTCCCCGCAAAAACCATCGCGCTCGTGAACCTCACGCTCGGCCACAGGGTCTTCATCCGCAACTTTGATGGTGGTTTCTACCCGTCGCTCATTGCCACGTCCCGTACCGCGTACCCACGAATCCCACAGTAACTAAACGAAGGAACCATGGTCGTTGCTGCCAGAAATTGGGAGACGAATGCTGCCTTCTGGATTCGTATCATTCGAGAAAGGCTTGATCCCTACCGCACAGAACTGACTGATGATGCCGTGCTCAACGAGGTTGGTCCTGCCGAGGGACGGAGAATTCTCGATGCAGGCTGCGGTGAGGGATATATGTCGCGGCTGCTCGCACATCGAGGTGCCAGTGTTGTAGGAATCGATTCTTGCCAAGCATTGGTTCATGCAGCCCAAGATCACACCACAGAAGGTTTGAGTATTAGCTACGAGGTGGGCGACGTTGGAGCACTGCCACTAGCTAATACTCAATTCGATATTATCGTATGCAATCACCTCATCAACGACCTTCCCGATCCAGCTATCCCGTTCCAAGAGTTTGCTCGCGTCCTAAAACCACGCGGGCGGCTTGTTATCCTTATGCTTCACCCGTGCTTCTCTATCCCCAGATCGACGGAACAGCGATCCAATGGAGGACTGATCAGTTCGGAGTACTTTAGGGTGCGACGGATTGAAAAGCACTTCGAAATTGGCGGGGTTACATCGCCCACAACGGTCGTTGTATGGATAAGATCCATAGAGTCTTATAGTGAGCTGTTGTTCGGTGCCGGCTTCACTATAACTGGACTGCAAGAGCCACGCCCAACAGAGCAGTTACTGCAAGACCCTTGGTGGCGTGTGAGCTTCTCCCAACCTCGTTTTTTGTTGATAACTGCCAAGAGACGTTGACCAGCCCTCGAACTTCGACCACAGGAGAACACTCGTGCTCCCGAATCAGGATCTTCTCGAAAAGACCATCGGCCTTCTCCCAAAGGAGGGTGCCACCGAAATCGCCAAATTCCTTGAGGCCCAAGGAGTCAAAGGAATCAAAGAAAACGCCACCCAGTGCCCCGTCGCTCGATGGCTCCAACGCGAACTTGGCGTCGACACCGATGCGCGCGAAACAGTCATCGTCACAGGCCGCATCTCCGCAGCAGTCAACGGTCCCAAAGCAATCAACATCGTTGACAGCGTCGCCACCCCACCGAGCGTCCAACACTTCATCCAGAAGTTCGACCTTGGGGACTTCCCCAAGCTGGAGCTTCCTAGGCCACCAAGCGAATGACCTTCTATCGCGTTCTCCCAGTTCCTACTCTCGCCCAGGTATCCCAGGACACTGACGAACGTCGGCCAGCAAAAAAGTTGACCGTTCAAGAACCTGCCAAACAGCAATAGGGAGAGCCCGTCCGTCACGTTTGCGCGATTTGACGGAATTTTCTAATATAGTTACTTTGAGCTATTTGACAGCTTTGCGAACTTCGTCGAAAAAGAGAGTCTTGAAGGAATTGAGCTCTTTGGCCTGAATGTAGGACTCGAGGATCTTGCACACTTTGACAAGATTGCGAGATATCGAAGAAATTGATTGGACGGTGTAGGTACACCATGATAGTCTGATCACAGCTCGGACCAGGCCGAGCGGTGCAACTCGGACAAGGAGGACGGCATGCGCAAGACAGCCAAGGGCTTCATTGAGGCCATAAGGGACGAGACGGGCGTAGAGGACGGATGCCCCGTGTGCACCGGACACCTCGAAGACGACGAATGTGTGGATTGTGGTACGAACTTCGCAGATGAGGCGGAGATCGACTACTGAGACAAGGAGGATGGCATGGACATGTTTCCCAAACTGCTTCACATGCTCGTGACGGTCGGGTCGGGCGGATGGCTCACTCTGACCGTGTGGGGCGAGTACGCCAGACTGTGGATCTCGGCTAGGTAGGACAAGGCGCCTATACCGGGCAGGCCGGGCAGGCCGGGCAGGCCGGGCAGAGGGTTCGATCCCCTCGATAGGCACGAGCAGGACCGCGACGGCCGACCCGTCGCGGAGTCGGACAAGGAGGTCGAAGTGGACAGTATCGACAGGGAGGTCATTCGGCGCAGGAAGGCCAGGCGTGCCAAGCTGGCCAAGCGTGTCGAACGCACCATGCAGACCAAGCGGCCCAGAGGACGCGGAAGCGATTTCGCGGACTTCCTGAGGAAGTAGGACATAATGGCCAAGTCAGCTTTCGAGGACGCAATGGGCGCAACGGAAAAAGCGTACGCTCACCTCGTTGCGCCCAAGCGCCCCAAGGGTACCCCTCTTCGCAATATCCGCATCTCGGACGAGCTCTGGGCGGCGGCCGGGAAAGTGGCCAAAGCGACCGATCAGGACATATCGAGCATGATCCGCGGACTGCTCGTCGAGTACATCGGGGAGTTCGAGGACGAAGAGGAGCTACGTCGTAACCTCGCCGAAACGGTCGAGATGATCGAGATCGCCAAGCCGGACGAAGAGGTCGAGCCCGACGAGCGAGTCAAAGCGTGGAGAATCCGCCAAGCCGACTTTGACGCTAAGCTCCGCGAAGAGGCCAAACTGGCCAAGCGTCGCTAACCTCCCAGATCGGAAAAAGCCCCTCCCGAGGGGGCTTTTTCCTTTTTGTCCATCTTGCGACGGCCGGCCCGTCGCAAGACCGGATTGTCCGTTACGAGAGCTGATCGTGGTGTGTCTCGTATGGGCAGCTCGAGTCTTGTATGCAGTCTGTTCCTCTTGGGCAACATACGCCGTTTCGGCAACATAGCTTGTCTCGGATACTTGCGCGGTATACACGCTCTCGTGCTGATATGTCTGATAACTTCACAATATCGTATGTGGAGAGATCGTACCAAAGGTTCAACCAGCGCTCTCTGCGCCACTTGCTCTCATTGCCTGGATGACGAAACTTTTCAGGTTCGTGCGTATCTTCCGCTAAGTTCGCATCGCGCAGCCAATCAGAAAAGACTATATAGTGCCATTTCTGAGGGCTGCTACGTTTGCTAGGATTGGGAAACATACCCCTTCTGCGCCAGTCTCGGAGGGTATAGTCGCTTATGCAAAGAGCGTCGCATATGTCATCAATTGTGAGGAATGTGTTGCCAACGCGCTCTGGCTCTTTTGCGAACATTCTGGCCGTTCCTCTCTATGAAGATTAGACGATGAGAGCGCACTTTAGACGATTACCGCTCTCTGACAGTCTACCATAGGTTCGGCGGTTCGGTTGTTTGTGATGGGCCTGTTAACAACACGTATTATAACTGGTTTAGAACTACAACTACTACTTTACCACCTATAATATGCCCTGTACTATATATATACTAATAGTATAGTATAGTAGTATAGGTACATAATTGAGTAGAATATTGGTCAGAACATGCCATTCGCGGAAAATAAAGGACACTCATATGCTCGTATCGGCATATTGGCTTGTCAAAGGCTTGTCAAAGTGTATGCACTTGCAGAAGACGCCATGACTGGTCACAGCAGGCCATATGTGGTCACCCGTCTCCCTATTGCCACTCATCACTGTCATTAGTTGACATGAGCGGTCAATTTTCGTCAAGACGCACCTTAGATCACATATGTCTGAATAGACCCGTTGCGCTCTGAGCGCCAGCTCTGGGACAATGGACTCTCCGGGCGGAGTATGCCCGGAGCGGTCCTTTGAGAACTACAGAGCGAGCGAGACCGGCTCTCCCGAGGGTTCCCTTGGGGAGCTGGGCGACCACCAGTCCCTTTCAGGGGAGCAGGAGGCCGAGACCATCCGGGGAAGAGTGCATCCCTGGCAGGCCCAGCACGACCGTCAACGACGGATCAGGGAACCGCCAGGACACGCCGGAGCCGAAAGTTTCGCGGCATGTCGGATCACGCGCCTGGATTTTCCGACCAGGGAATGCCGACCATGCGACAGGGTTTCGATTAGGTTTCTCGCTCGCAACGTTCATTGAGAACTAAATAGACGAGAAAAGAGTAGCCGGAGAAATTGGCTTTGTGGTTTGCGCTTGATGAATACGTCGCGCAAACAGAAATCGGAATCAGTTTGTAGTTCTCGGAATTCTGGACAAAGCTAAAAGTACCCTTGAGTTTGAGGCAAAAGCGCGAGCGTAGTGAAAACTTTAAAAGACCGAATTGCGATGATGTTCCTTAGCTGATTGATGTTGTGAGTCTCAGCGAAAGATTGAAATAGGGAATGAGCGAGGGTTGTCTGCGCGAAGACCGTTCGAGAGTCAATGACGTGCAATTCGTCATTGCTAGCGCAGTAGGAATAACCCTACTGTGGCATAGGCCACGATAAACTGACAAAGGCTACTCGCCACGTTTCAATAAGCCAAAGCTACAGCCGATTCACAATAGGCCGTAAAACTAGGCGAAAGTGGAAATGCACATAGGCGCGTATTGACTGGCCATTTCGAGCAGTGAAAACCAAAGCATCAATTACTTATGGTAATGGTGCAAAGCTCGAAAAAAGAAAAGAGAAACCGAAATGGCTGTTGAGATCAGGTACACGGACGACGAGGGCAACCTGCTGTTCACCACGCGGGACATGACTGTGGTGGAGAACTTCCAGAAGGCCGAGAAGAAGGTCGCGGCGCTGGCGGAGGCCGAGAAGATCCTGGCGCGGCGTGAGCGCCTGGTCAGGGAAGCGCTCGACACGCTGGCCAAGCTGCGGAAGGACGTCACCGAGGGCCTGCCGGACGGCGCGCGGGTTGCCAAGTCTGGCGACACCTACGCGATCACGTTCGAGCCGGAGGACAGCGCCAGCGCGCCGAGCGAGAACGGCGCGGCCAGCTAGAACGCCGAGATCGGCGACAACTTCATACCGGGCGGCCGGCCCCAGCACCACGTAACACCGTAGCAACCGCAACAAAGCGAAATGGCCAGCCAATTCGCGCCTATGTGCAAAGTACGCGAGTTTTTGAAACGTGGATACATGCTTCCTAAGCAGGAAAAGCGATTTTGCCGCGCAAGCGGCTTTTTTGCTTTTCCAAGGGAAAGCAGGGAATTGAGAGTTTCTCGCGTCCACTCCAACAAAAAACAACTCCAATTGGTAAGTGGAGTGATCCAGATGCGAAAAACCCTGTCCGACCTGTTTCTGTGGGCTGGTTGGACACTGGCCGATAAGGCCAGCCCAACAGAAACTCCAGCTTCCATGGACTACAGGGAAATGCTGCCGTTGTCCGAGCGGCATTTCTACGTCCAGCCGGTCGGGTTCCAGCCAAGCAAAAAGCGGGTGTCGGCATGAGACTCGCGGTTGCTGTGGTTGTGGTCGGTTGGTTGCTCGTGTTCGGCGCGATCGCGCTGCACACGGACTGGTCGGAAACGTCGGCTCCAGCAACGCCAACGTACGTCGTCCAGAACAACGAGGTCCAGACTCCTGTGGGAATGTGCCGAACGGAAGATTCCTGTTCGGTCGATTTCCACGGTGGTCAGTACACGATCCGGCAGGTGACGCCATGACGCCGGAACAGCAGATTTTCGGGATTTACCTGATCCTGGTGATCGTGATACTCCAGCGGAAACTCTGGCATGACTTTGGCAAGCACGACACCTAGAGAGACCAACAACGTGAGGAACTTTCAATTCCCTGCTTTCCCACGCTTGGGAGCATGTTTTGGCGAGTCATTTCCAACCTCTGGAAGAAATTCCAGGGAAAAAAGGAAGTGACAAGATGAAAGCCAAGTGGTTTTACGACGTGGAGGTCGTGACCAATGGTGCTGTTTCGTCGCACCAGACGTTCACCTCCGACTGCTTCGACGGGGAAACAGACCCGATGGCGGAATTCATCGCGGACGTGGAACACTTCACGAGCGGGTCCAGCAAGCCAACGGAGGTTTTCGTCCAGTTCCACGAGCACGAGCCGTTTTCCGATGGCGAGGATGTCTGTGGTCAGTTTGAAACGGACGGGCACCCGACCTATTCGTGGAACATGGAAAACGACGTTTCCAAGGTTCCGCAGAAGGTTCATGTGGTCGACTGGACTGGCGAGGATTTCCCGCATGGCGAGGAATGGTCGCCAGGGTTCGCGCCGTACGTGTTTCGCTGGACGTTCGATGACGACGCGGACGTGGGGTTTCCGTGGTTTCCGCCGTCCATGACGTTTCGGTGGGATCGGCGCCATGACTGAACTTTCCACCAACCTGGAAACCGGCGAAACCTACAAAGCGAGGTTTCGGCGTCCTGATGGCGAGCTGGAAACGAAAGAATTCTCCGGCGCCGATTGGGATGCGTGCTGGAAGATGGCTGTTGACCATGCAGCCGCTTCGAACAGCAAACTCCAGATGTTCAAGATCCAGAAGTAACGACGACGGTAACGATGCGAAATGACCCGCCAAAACATGCTCTCAAGTTTGCTTGGAAGCCTCTTGAATGAGCTGCTGCGCGAAATTCCAAGAAGGAGAACGACATGGGAATTTCCGCAAGGATGATGCCCGACGTGTTTTCCGAGAACGGGAAAACCTACCACGAGCACCTTGTTTCGGTGCATGCGAGCGAGCGGTCCAACTACGAAATCCGGTGTTCTTGTGGGCACTTGGGTTTCGTCGCGTCGGTGTCCGACGTGTTCGCGGCAAACTGCGCCCTTGACCACGTCAAGGAAATGCAGCCGGACTCCGGCTATCAGGAAGCCGTTCGATCTGCTGTAACCGAGTATCACGCCAGGAAAGACTTCGAGCAGGACTTTTCGGAGAAGATGATCCTCCTGAACAGAGGACTCCACCCCTGCAAGAAAGTTGCAGATGGCCAGCACTATTTTTCGGTGGTGACTGGCATCTGCCACGCCTGCGGCGCGCTGGAGAAGTAACTCCAAACGCGCAGTAACTCATTCATGAGGGTTCCAAGCGTTGCTTAGGAAGCTGTAGAAAGCTGGAAATGAGGGTTTCTCGCTCCAACTGGTAACGATGCAAAGGAATGCATGATGGCCGAGAACCCTGAGAACCCCAAGGATGGTTTGGCGTCGATTGTCGACGTGAAGAACTTCTTCGAGTACGAGAACATCTCGAAGTTCCGCGCCGACTGGCAGAAGTTGTCCGACGTTGACAAGGTGCAGCTCCGGCTGGGCATCGGCGAGGGTACCCTGACCTACTGAGTTTTTCCACGCGAGGAACCTTCATTTCCAGCTTTCTACTGCTCAAGTAGCAAGTTAACGGGATTGTCAGTGTGCGGGATACATGCATTGGTTGGCTCCTCCACGAACAACGAACAACGAGGAGAACAGCCAATGGCAAACCTACTATTTCCCCGCAGCAAGCCTCCGTCATTTTCTCGTGCCAACCCAACCACGATGGACCTCGAAAGGATCATCGAAGAAATCGCGGACGATCCTTTCCAGATGGACACCGGCATGCGGATCATGATGAAGCGGAAGAAGGAGTTCAACAACGAGCTGGCCGCAAAACTGACCGGGATCGCGCTCAACCCCGTTTCCAAGGCGTACCTGGAAAACCGCCTCGACGATATCTGGTCCGCGTCGTCAGGGAGGATCGTCCTTGGCAATGCCGGAACCACGACCATGCCGGAAGTCATCATCGGCAGCGGTTTCCACGCTGCCGTGTACGCCGCGATCCGGGTCCAGGCGGGATTTCCCAAGCCATTCGTGCTCGAACGAGGAAAGCGCGCTGGCGGCGTGTTTGCCGTTCCTGGGCCAGCGTTCTTCCTGAATTCGCGGAACCGCCCAGGCGGAATCGGGCTGGCAGGAGATTCCGGCGCAAACCCAAACTACCTGCCCGGCGCACCGATCCAGACCGCGAACATCTCCAGCGGCGACTACCAGACCAACGCGGACATGGCGCTCGTGATCCGGCTGACACTCGCCAAGTACGCGAACGTGCTCACGGAGTTTCCTGTCAGCGAAGTCGATTACTTCGCCGAGCGATACACACTCCTTTCGACAGGTGGTCGGAAACTCCAAGCGTCTCGAATCATCGACGCGCGCGGACTCGGCGACCCGCTCGGCAAGACCACGGCGAACGGAACAACCATCCTGACGTTTCCGCAGTTCATGGAAAGGATGGGCAGCGAAACCTGGCCGCTGCGGGATATTCGTCGTGCGGCAGTGCTCGGCAGCGGCGATGCTGCGCGGTGTTCGCTGGAAGCGTTGCTCGGAATTGGTCCACTTCCGGCAATGTCCATTCCTGCGCTCGACATGGTCGATCGGGTCGACGCCTACGGGGAACTTCCCGACACGATGGAATCATGGTGCGACCGGGAACGTGGCCGGTACAACAAAATCGGCCGATTCCTCCGGCCGGATCGGTTCGGCATCAAGCGGTTGAACGTGTACGCGGATGGCGAGCGGCCGTCGCCAGTTTCCATCCCGAACGAAACGGTGCTGGTGAACGGCCGCAGCTACGACCTCGTCATTCTCGCAACCGGAAATCGTGAGGAGTCCGTTCCCGGCCTGGGAACGTCCAGCGACTTCGAACGCTACAACGTTAGCGACGTTGCAGTCGCCACGCGGAGTTACTACTCCGGTGGCGACCTTTTCCGAGTTGGACCGCACGCGCGGCTCGGGTTTTCTCGGCTGGAGCGGAATGCCGGCGTCGCGGAAATCCCCAACAACGCGGTCTCGATGTTCCGGCTGGCCAGCAAAACCGCCACGCTCGCAGCAACACTTCCCGGCATCTGAATCACTACCGGGTAACTGGTGCCAGCCAATGCTTGCATCCTTCACAACGACAGTCCCGTTTACTTGCTACTTGAGCGCTGGACTTTTCAGATGGACCACAGAACAACGCGATATGTGCTGCGCTCTGCGTTTGAGGAACGTCAAGGTTGGAGCAACCATAAAAGACACTCCACTTGCCAAGGTTCCCGTTCTGTGGTCCTTTTGAGAAGTCCAGCTTGTTGTTTGGCGTTTGAAAGTGGATTGTTTCGTCCGATGGTAAGAACAACAAAGGATGGAACAATGAGCGAGTACCAGCGAAAGATTTCGGTCGATGACCTGCATGTCGGGACGTTCGTGAAAGTGCGCGACAACTTCGGCGGCTTGTGGTCGGCGGAAGTCATCGGATTCACCAGGAACGGAACGATCGAGTTCATCGTTTCTGGTGACGACAAGGTTCGTCGTGGCACGCTGACCACGATTGCAGAAATCGTGCAGCCATGACCACCATGCTGCATCGTAGGGTCGCTATGCAGAGCGTAGCGATCAAGGCGATGTTTTCCAAGGCCGAGATGCTCGAACTTCCACGGCGCGCGTTACTGGCGATGTTGAACGAGAACCTTCCGCTCGTTGATCCGAGCGATAGCAAGAAAGTTCGACTCGCTCGGATCGCCACCATTCAGGATCGAGTGAACCTCGCGCGATACCGCGCTGGCCTGAAAAGGTGGGAGCAACCACGATGATGCTCGTCGAAGAATTCCTCAAGTTGCTCGACGAGAAGATCGCCGAGCAGGACGTGAAGATTTTTTGGATGTTTTCCAAGGCCGAGATTTTCGAGCTGAATCGGCGTGAGCTGCTGGCGCTGTTGAACGAAAACGATCCAAAAGCGGAAGTCCAGGCTGTCCTGCAAGATCGGCTGGATGACGTGGCCGGCCGGGCGGATCTCGCGCGATATCTCGCCGAGCGAAAAGAAGCTGGTGCGGCATGATGCTGCCAGTCGCAGTCATCAAGGAAATCGAGTCCACCTACGCACTGCTCTGGGCTGACTGAATCAACCTCGAAACAATCCACTTCCACGCGCCAAACAACAATCCAAAAGTATGTTGGCGGGTTTTTCCATGTCTGGTAAGGGAAGTGCGACATGGAGTTTCGCAAGGGTCCAACACTGGACGAATTCTGTGAAATCGTCCAGAAGATTTCCGACGAGCGCTACGACAGCAACGTGATCGTCGGCGACTCGGAAACACTGTCCAAGAACGGAACAACCTTCCGGGCGACGTTGCGCGTCAAGGATTCCAAGAAATTCGGCGCGAGAACATCATCGCGCGGCCGGCACACGCCAGCGGCAAGCTGGGAAGCGTTCCGCGATGTTCTCCGCGAGGTGTTCGACCGCTGGCCGAACACCTACGTTTCTTCGATGCTCGTGTTCATGCTGGGACTGTACGATCCCTGCGAGCATCGCAAGGCGAGCGGCGAACCGTATCGGCGCCACAAGGAACGGCATCGCCGGCGCGGCTACAACGGAAAAGCACAATTCGAGGAAATGTACCCTGAGACGGCCGCCGTCAATTGGGGTTCCCAGATATATTGGGCATGCCTCCCTGATCTTTCCATCGAGCGGTGACACGATGCCGGCTATCGTGACCACAGTGAGGGAAATCCCAACCGCGCCGTACTACGTTCTATCCAACGACAGATTCATGAGCGGTTGGGGCCGGGCGCATACATCGGGCGCGTTTGGAAATCCGTATCCCGACAGAGGGGCGTTGACCAACACCATCATCCTGCCGTGCGAAAACTGGACGGAAGCGCTGATTGTCAAGGAAAACGCCGAACGTCGTACCGATCAGACGAGAGTTCGGATCGTCGTGAACAAACCGCGACTCCGTTCTGAGCACGTCTATTCGCTCCTGACAAGACTAACCGCAGAGTGGTGGTTCCAGCCGGGGGCGTTCAAGTAACCAACGAAAAACCCGCCAACTTACTTTTGGAAGATCCGAGTATCGTGCAATTAATTGGGAACAGTAACGGCGAGAATCACGATAGCTGAGAGCCCGTAAAAGGGAATATACCAATATCGTGATTAGGGCACGATCGCCCTGGGCCGGTCGGTTCAATCCGGCTGGATCGCAACCAAACAGCGGAAGAACAGAGCCAGCTTAACCGCTGGCATCCGGTTACTGTTCCCAATTGATTGTACGACAAATTAGAATTGAGATAGGGAACGCACCCGGACGGCATAACCCTGCTAGGTTTGCTAAGGGTCCGCCGTAGCAGCGGAAACGGGATATAGAGGGACCGCCCTATCTCAAAACCACGCGCCTAGCTGCAAAACGGCCTCGGGCCGGATCTGGTTCTCAGCGTGGGTTCTAGGGAAGCACGAATAGGAGCTGGTAATAAGGCTTCCCAGCTAACTTTCGCAGGATCTAAGGACCACAGGGATGCAGGTCTACAACCGCATTTCGACAAAACCCAAATGGTGAGGTTTCGTCGTTATCCCTGTGGTCCTTTGATTCTACGACGAGACAACGAACAAGGGTAAACAGATGGATTTCTACCCGATTTGGGGAGAACGGCTTTATGAGTCGTCCGATGGACGATACCGGCTTTCCAGAGATTCTCATGGGCGCTGGTGGATTCTCCGCGTCCGGCAGTTCAACTCCGGTCCAAAGACGATGCTGGTTCCCTATTCGTTCCGAACGCTCGATAACGCAATCGAAGCGTTCGATGATGGAACCGTCAAAATTTGGGAACGATGACTCTGCGGCGCCTGTACCTTAATGGAAAGAGGGATAGTTTCCTAAACTATTTGTGCAGGTTCGATTCCTGCCAGGCGCGCAAGAAACTTGGGCTAGCCGCGTACTCCACTACGGTAATGGGAGAGCTATACGAAAGTGCCCGGCAACCTGAAAGCGCCTTACGGTGTATCCACCTTACGGTGCATCCATGTCGACGCCGGTAAGCCTTCCGCCCAAGTTTCTTTTTCATGGCGAGAGTAGCTTAATTAGGTAAAGCGCTTGCTTGTGGCGCAAGTTATTGCCGGTTCAAATCCGGTCTCTCGCCCCAATGGTCGGTAGCTTAATTCACTCGGCAAAGCAGCGGTCTCCAAAACCGCGAGATGGGGGTTCGAGTCCCTTCCGACCAGCTACGGCGTGGTAGCTCAGTTTGGTTAGAGTGCTGCCCTGTCAAGGCAGAGGTCGCGGGTCCAAATCCCGTCCACGCCGCAATTGTGGGGAAAGGACAATCAGTGTCAAAGCTAAAAGTTACTGTAACTGGAATTCTAGATGTTCCAGAAGATCAGCTAGAACCGGCATACGAAGCATCCTCAATCCAAGAAGCCGCCAAAAACTTAGTCGCCTGGTATAAAGATGGCTCAGCAGACCTTTTTGCTGACCTATCCGTGGTGGATGAGTTGAAGGTAACTGTCGAGCCGGTATAATTCGGAGTTGCCAGACCCGAGTCTCCATACCTGCGTACGAGGATTTCTGGAGATAAGCCGAAAACCTAAAGCGCTACGGGAAAGTAGGCATCTGGCACCAAGCGCCATTCTGCTAAACGGATGAGGCTACCACTCTCTCACGGTGGAGGTAGGAGTTCGAATCTCCTATGGCGCGCGAAATTGTTGGACTGGAAGGAAGTTGAACAATGGATAAGATAGTGCAAATCGAGATCGAATATGACGACGGCAGTACGGCTTTCTGGACAATCAAGGAAGACGACGAACGGCTGGCAAAAGTCGAGGAAATCCTCGGAACGCCAGATCAGCAGAATCTCTAGCAACATGCGCGGTTCGGCTAATGGTTTAGGCTATCAGACTTTCAATCTGATGATGCGGGTTCGAATCCCGTACTGCGCACAATGGGGCCGGACGACCGGATAAGCATAGGAACGAGCGCGCTAAAGTTTTGGGTCGGTTGGGCGCGAACGTGAGATCGTCATTCCTATCGCCCCAGATTTTTGCTGAGAACACAGGCCCGCCGGGTACGCGCAACGCCAGTGTGGTTCAACGGTTGCATTCTGGAACGATGGACGTGGTTAGGGACCGACATCGTGCCGATTGGTCGCGTACTGCGCCCCCTTTACGGAAACTTCTAGATCCATATCCGCGCGGATTTAGAAAGTCCATGAAGGACCGAGCCTTATCATGGGAGGGTTAAATCGAGATGGCGGCATAACTCCCTCCCACCCTTTTCGGAAACCCAAGGATAGCGAAGTGCAGATCATGTTTCACTACATGGATAAGCGACGGAACCACGAAATCGCCGACGCTCCATGGCGAAAGTTGGACTTCGTTCCCAACAACATGCTGCGCGATCTTGACCATTGGCACGATGCAGAAACATTTCCATTCTACGACCCGGACCTAGATGCCAGAGACATCGCCGACGTGCCACATGGTCATTGGATCGCGCACAAGCACGGCAGATACCAAGAACACGCGCATTACGTTCTCTGCACGGAAGACCATGAAAGTGAAGGAGCTAAATGAATTACGATCCGTACGATGACGACGAGCCAATTGACAGCGGCGACGAAGTTGGTCCATAGCCATCACGAAAGTTTTTAAAAGGTGAGTGATGGCGACTGTTCGAATCAGCGAAAAGGATCTCCGAGATCCAAGATTCAAGCGCCTGCGAAACATGGTCAAAGAAGCAGGCGGGCTTGATGATGAGAATGACGAGGTTGTCGACAAGGAAGAATTTGGCGATCGACTTGTCCCACGAGAACTGACACTTTCGGAGCGCATCGAAAGCATTACGTTTGTGAAGCAATTCTCGGGCTACAGCAAAGAGCAAGTTGATGCGTTTCTCGATGATGTCGGTCGGCACGTCGAAAAGATGGAAAAAGAAATCCGTCGGCTTCGTCGGCGACTCGGAAGGTAACAAAACCGGGTGTCATTCAACGGTTAGGATCTCTGCCTTCCAAGCAGATGATGCGGGTTCGATTCCCGTCACCCGGTCTACGTTTTTCCGTAACCGAAACGAGGGTAAGGATGCTCAGGCTAAGTAAGAAACTCGGTACGTGGTTCGTGACCCCAAACGATTGCGAACTGTACGAACTTCCCATGGTCATCGACCGCGAGGAATTTGCCCTGGCGTTGGAACTTGGCGACCGTGCCAGCCAGGCGCTAAATCTGCGCTGGCAGTAGAGAAAACGAGGTAAGGATGCTCAGGCAATTTGAAGTTCTCGTGTCCAATTCTCTGTCCATGCGCCGTCGCTGGCGCAAAGTATGGGGATTCAATGCCGCCGATGCGCGGAACCACTGCCCACTGCTCATTGGGTATGAGCGTACACTCGGCCCGGTCAGAGAAGTTGAAATCTGATGCTAAGGTTCGCTGGTGTAGCGTTGCTGGTCATCGCGGTCCTCGACCTGCTTTTCACTAACGACCTTCACCACAATTTCACGCCGGATTGGATCGTCGGCGGTGCGGGGCTGGTCGCGCTAATTGTCGACCGACTCGCGCCACACGAAGATGGTGACTGAAAGGAACCGAAACCAAATGCTGGAGTGCCAGGACAAGAACGTAAACTGCACTGGTGAAATCCATACCTACGACATCACAACGCCGAAGGGATACGCAACTCCCACGTATAGGGAGTTTGGCCATTTTCCAATTCCAAGTGAGCCAAGAACCGAACGGAGAACTCTCTGTCTGTTCCACTTGTCTCTCTGGGGCGACAGAAGCATGAACGCCCCAGTAGTGGACTGAAATCTCTGTTGCTCGATGAGAACACTTATTCTCTGAGTGAGTGTTTTCATGCCGCAACAGAGCGGCAAGTAGAAAGAAGGTAACGATGCATCTCATGGATTGGGTGGCGATTGCTACTGCGCTTGCAGGAGCCAGTGCAGTCCTGACGCTATGTCGTTTGCGATACAAGGACAACGACAAGCTACCTATCATCGCAAAAGCGTTGATGGCGCTCACAGTTGCCACGTTGCTGATCGGAGTCCTATCGTTTGGCAACGATCTCAGCAACAGCTTCAACAACATCGGCAAGGATATCGGGAGCGTCACCATTCCGTCTGACACGACTCCCGAAACCACAACCTGGGACCCTTGCGATCCTACGAGTCCTGCATGGAATCCCGACGCCACCAACTGCTAGTACAACGCGGGTGTAGCTTAGTGGTAAAGCATCAGCATGCCACGCTGAATACGAGGGTTCAATTCCCTTCACCCGCTCTACAGGCCGGCCGCATTTTCGGAGGTATACATCCGACAAAAACCGTATCTTGCTACGGGGCGCGATTTTTGACATCCGAGGCGGATGTTCCGGCAGCCAGGGAAAATGCAAGCGGGCGCCCGTTTCCCTGGCAATGATTCAGATCCAAACGAGAGGTAAGAAAGATGTGGGTGTTTTTGTATTGCTGCCTTTTAATCGTAGCGACGAACTTCGCACTATTTCCAATCATCGGCCGGTGGGTTATACTTGTTAATCTCGCCTATATTGGTGCGTTCAGTTGGATTTCCTTGAGGAAGCACTAAAGTTTTTTCTTTCTTTTTTCTTTCTTTTTTCTTTCACTTTTGTCCAGCCAAAAAATGTCCAGTCGCTCCAAAAACAACCCGATCGAGGGAAAATGATCATTGAAGCGAGATTGCCGAATGCGGCACTTATTTCATTTGACGACGAAGGCGAGTTGTCCAGTCTCATTGTTCAATTGACCGATGCCTGCACGCTGGATGATAAAAACCGTCCGCTCATTGAGTCACTGCGGCGCCAGCTACAGGATTATGTGTATCCAGTGCTTCAGCAGCTTGATCCAACAATCTAATGCGGTTGGGGGCCATAGTTTAACGGCAAAACGCCTGTCTTGCACACAGGTAATGGGTGTTCGATTCACCTTGGCTCCACAAAGGTAGGGCACAAACTAGCTCTCCTCCCGAGGGTAATGAGAGAATCTTGAGAGCTTTGCACAACTCGACTCAAGTGCTATGCGAAAGCGCCCGGACTCGACATCTAACGAGCGGCCGGTAAGCCTCTTGTTTGTGCCCTACCTTTCTATCCCGGGTCGGTTAATGGCAGGCCATCGGACTGTTAATCCGCCAGTGAAGGTTCGAATCCTTCCCCGGGAGCAAGAGTCATGCCCACGACAAGGGTGAACAATTGAAAATCACGGTTCCATTTTTGCTCGTCCTCACTGCCATCATCCTTGTGATGATGCGAATTCGCCATCGTGGGGAAGGACTTACTTCTTTTGAGTTCATTCTCTGCGCGACCTGGGGATTTTTACTCTGCCAGACAGGTTTCGCACCGGCAGTCAACAATTTCCTCAAGTCGATTCTGAGCCTCATCGGCGTCCACTCCTAAATGGGCGTCGAAGCGCATATCGAAGCGCACATGCGAAAACTGCATGGTTTCTCGACATGGAGCTATATGCAGTTTTCTGCTCATTATCAGGGAAAGTCATGGAAGGAGATCCATGACCGTGACCACCAACAATGGTGGCAGCACTTCCAGCACTTCCACGAAGATGGAAGCAATCTGGCAAGGACAGCCATCTCATGATGGACTCCATAAGGAACTAGAGATTGGCTATTTCCTTGCCGTCCATGATTTCGACAATGGAGAGCGGTTTAACAGCGCGTCCAAAGCGCATGCGAAACTTCTCCACGATACCCACGGAGTCTGGGACACAAGGTTCCAGGTCAACAAAAAGAGGTAACGATGCCTGAACAAACGGAAAAGGTCGCCTTTGCCAGTCCACAGAACGTCCGAGGCTTCAAGTTCCATCTGACCGTCTCGCTGGTCCGTTACGGACATGAATACGGAGGCGATCTGGAAAAGCTGGAGTTGGACAGGCTCAAGCAGCTTCATGCCGCCGAGCACATTGACCGTCCAGAACTTCCACACGTTCACGGAATCGGGTGATCGCCGTGATCGACCGATACGGGAGAACATGGAATCTGTCGCAAGACGAGCGATGCCCCGGCTGTGGCCAGCCGGATAACTGCGGCGATTGTACGCATGAACCGCTCACAGAAGCACAAGTCGTTCTGCTTGGAGGATCGGTGAGGTGATGTTCAGAGCGTTCAACAAAAAAGGGGAGCAAGTTGCTGGTGACTTCGAGGAATATGAGGAGGCGAGGGAAGCTGCTGCTGGCGGTTTCGTAGAATTCCGAGAGCCGCAGTTCTACGTCAGGCATCGTGAACGCTACACGATGTACGCCAACGAAGGAGTCGTGAAAGTCGAAGTCGCCGATCCGTACGGCGGCGACCCGATGCTGTTCACGCGCGTTGCAAACGACGACACCGGCAACAACGGCTGTCTGACCATCGCGGAGGCGGAACGCTTCCTCGAAGTCTTCGCTGAGAAAATCCGCGAGGCAAAAGACGCCAAGGCGATGTACGACGCGATGTACGAAGAACCGAAAACGACATGAAAGAGAACGGCCCCTATTCCTCCCTTGGGGAGGAACTAAGAAACCTCGTCAAAGATTTCTTCCCCGATTGGGATGAGAATGAAGACGAGATGCTTCGCATCTACCGTGAGGAAAGCGTCCGCGCGGAAGAAAAGGAACACGTGTGATTCAGACGGTTGGCGAACTCCAACAGGCACTTTCAAAGTTCGATCCAGAAGCCAAGATCGAGGCATATAACAACGACTTCGATCTTCCAATGGATATCGGCGCAGTCCAAAAGGGCACCGATCCAGACAACCCAGAGATGGTCACTGTCGTCTGTGACGAAAAAGAAAAGGAAGCCGCAGAGTGAATTGCGGAACCACAGGGTTAGGGAAACGGCGGCTCTGGTCCTGTGGTTCCGTTATCTACTAAGCCACAGCTTTCTGTGAAGCCCAGAGTTCTTGTGCGAGCCATTGTATTCGTGGAGCCCATTGTCGCTGTGCGAGCCGTCTGCTTAGTGAAATCCATTATCGTCGTGCGAGCCACTCTAGATGTGAAACCCATATCTTACGTGCGAGCCATGCCGCTACGTGCAAGCAACGTGAATCCCAAATCGTAGAGTGCAAGCCAAGTATTCAGTGAAACCCATCCCGATTGTGCGAGCCGTGAGTTTAGTGAAACCCAAGCTACAGGTGCGAGCCAACTCTTCTGTGAAAGCCCAGAGTTGAAGTGCGAGCCAGAAGTTATCTTAAACACAAGACATGGATGCGAGCCGCAGCAAACGCGGAACCCATATGCTGCCCGTGCGAGCCACTGCCAGACGTGGAACCCATATCTCACGTGCGCGCCAAAATTTCAGTGAAACCCATACCGGTTGTGCAAGCCAAGATGCCCGTGAAATCCATAACAACGATGCAAGCCGTCTGCTTTGTGAAACCCAAGCTAAGCGTGCAAGCCGTCATTGGCGTGAACCCCTTTCGGACTCGTGCGAGCCGTTATGCTTGTGAAATCCATGGCATGCCGTGCGAGCCAATCCTTTCTGTGAAATCCACGAGGTTGCGTGCGAGCCAGAAGACGTCTTAAACACAAGACACAGATGCGAGCCAGCAGTTTTGTTAACCACAAGGCGTGGATGCGAGCCATTCTGGAGTTTAAACACATATTGTCGTGCGAGCCATGTTTGGCGTGAAAACCGTTTGCTTTGTGCGAGCCATTGACAGATGTGAAATCCAGAATCACAGTGCGAGTCCTATTGCGTGTGGAGCCCTACGTTCGGTGCGCGCCATAAGAATGGTGAAACCCACTATCGTCGTGCGAGTCATAGCTTGGATGGAACCCGATATGCAGGTACGAGCCGACATGCGTCTGAAGCCCAGAGTACTACGTGCGAGCCATATTATTTGTGAAATCCCTGTGATGCGTGCGAGCCATCCTCGTCTGTTAATTCCAAGCATAGCGTGCGAGCCAAGGATATCAGTGAAATCCAGCTAATGTGTGCGAGCCTTGTGGAGTGGTGAAATCCGGCTTGAGTGTGCGAGTCCTACTTTTGTGAATTCCAAAGGTTTGGTGCAAGCCAGCAGGCGTTGAGAGAACGTGAATATTCCGCCTGCTTAACATTGTCGACTGAAAGATAAGGTGAGTCCAATGTAACCTAGCCATTTCTGGGTCTGAGTTTGCGTTCTTAAAGTTAGTAATTGCAAGACCATTCCCTGTAGAGAAACATGCGCTCTGCGGGGTTTGGCCTCGCAATTGCGAGGGCTCAAAAATGAGCAAATAATCCCAGTCCAGCAGTTGTTCCGGCTTCTTCGGCTACGGAGCACTGCGCACGGATGGGGAAGCTGGTTGCGCTCATCTGGAATCCGTCTTGAACGGTGGATGGTATTGGACGCTGGGTGGCGACCCAATATTCTGGGGTTCAATTCCCCAGGAGCGCACAAGGCCAAGGAAAATTTAGCTGGTGAACGTCGTGAAACCCATACCATGCGTGCGATTTCCTTGGCCCCAAACGGGCCACAGGGCAAAGGTTACGGGAATAGCTCCCTCGGACTCTTATGCCCTGTGGCCATAATCGACCGTCGTGACAGCCAAGCCATAGAGTGAAGTCCAGAGGTGCAATGCGAGCCAAGACCCTGGATGGGAACCAAAAACCTAGTGCGAGCCATATGTCGCGTTAAACTCCACAAGTCTAGTGCGAGCCACCTTACTCGGATGAAACCCAAGAGGTGGATGCGAGCCATACTGCGAGAGAAACCCAAGGGTTTTGGTGCGAGCCGCTTCCCACTATGAAATCCAGAGGTGCGATGCGAACGTCACGACGGTCATAAGTTGGCGGGCACGGCCCCTTGACCTGGGCGTTGGTCAGTTTAATGCCAATGTCTCAATTCATCCATGCGCGTAAGTCGGATCGCTGGAAAGATCCCTCGCCCAGAGGGAAGTGAGTACGGCTTTTCCGCTGCATATAAAGGGGCCGTGCCTGTCAATCGTGAACCGATTCACAAAGTTTTCCGTCCAATTCTTGGGGCTGAAAATGTCCATCATTACTCCAGATGACATGAACTGCAACTTGGCGTCATGTCAGAAAGACATCTTTCCAACTGACGTGGAGTCGTTCGGCATTATTTATTGGAATCCAAAAACGGAAAGCAACGAGCTGCTTGCAATGGCCTGTTCGATGGATCATCTGCTCCAGCTCCTTGACAAGGAGCGACAGTGACTGAAGACCAGATGCACGAGGACATAGCGCGTCGTTTGCGCGAGTTTGGGTATCCACAAACGACCGCCGAAGACATAAAAACTGAGCTATCCCTTCCAAAGGAAAAGCAAAGCATCATCGGGATGTTTGCAACGGGATGGCTGGAGGAGTACGAGTAATGCTCCTAGCTGAAGCGCTCACCCGACGCGGTGACCTCATGAAAAAGCTGGTCGACCTTCGTGACCGCGCCACAGCAAACGCGCGGTATCAGGAAGGCCAGGAGCCAGCAGAAAGCACAGCCGACCTGACTGCTGATTGGGAAGTAGCAGGTGACGAGCTACAAACGCTGATCACACGGATCAACATCACCAACTCCAGAACAATGTTCTCCATGAGCGAGCACAGCGAACAAACCACGCTGACCGACGCGCTGGCGGAACGTGAAAAGCAAGGACGGCGTCGGAAGTTCTACAGCGAGCTGGCCGATGCAGCGGCAGGATCAGGACGCGGAAACCAGTTGCGGTGGCGATTCACTCGTGACGAGATCGTGACCAAGACCGATTTGGATGTTCCACAGCTCCGTGCAAACGCCGATAAGGCGGCACAGCGATTCCGCGAGATCGACATGAGAATCCAGCAGCTCAACTGGCAAACTGAGCTGCTATGAGGATCTACCGAACAGCCAAAGGAATCTGGGGATTCGGAATGAGCAAGTCGCCTGGAGGCTGGCACTTCCAGTTCGGTCCTTGGGTTCTAACGACCGAGCTGGGACAGGAAGGGAGCGATGGCCGAGGGAAAGCAGCCGAGCAGAGGAAAGAAGAACCGGAAATTTGGCCGCAACCGCTTCGGTGACATCAAGTGTGGTCCAGCAAACAAGCGATACGTGGAAAAGAACCACAGGTTCCACAACAAGCTCCGCAACGTCGAGCGCTGCAATGGTGAGGACGCAGCGCGGAGCTACCGAGCAAAGTTCGGTGACGTAAAGTACGCCGGAAAAAGCCTGGTGAAAGTCAAGAAGTAGCAAACGTGGACGCTTCGGTGACGACCGGAGTGGAGAGGGCGAAAATCCCTCCGCTGGACTGAGTTGCGCCGGACAGCCGAGAATGCGCTCAGTCCAGCGCCCACAAAACGTGAGCTGACCGAGGCGTGGGTGCGGGTGGTATGACACGACCTTTAAAAGTCTCAGTGTCATGGTAGGTCAGCTCACACAATTTAAGAAAGAGTTGGTAGCAAGAATAAGAAGGGCGAGTGCAACAACTCCCTCGGAGCTGGCTCATAACCAGGCGTACGCGAGTGGCCACGCGGTTTGGTTCAATTCCCATTCTTTACAAGGCACCGAGCAGGCCATGCATAGCGTACATAGACGAGGAAACTCAACAAGTAACTGCGCACTACCACCGCACTGACTTCTTGTTGTTGTGAGGGTGTGGCTAGGGGAAACTCTTTCTTCGGAGGTAAGAGATGATAGAGCTAACCGACAATGAACTACGGCTACTCAAGGGCGCGATGGACCTGCTGATTCGTATCCATGGTTCCACGGTCTTACAAATCCCTGTCGACGAGCAAAGGAGGGCCTGTCCAGCGTCACCGTGGTTGATGCGAGGGAAGCTGGTGGACGAGTATCACGAACGTGGAATGGAAACAGAAGAGGAAGCCTCGGCGCGAGAAATGCGTGAGCGGTTTACGAGGGTACGATGAGTCAATCAACGCCAAAGAAGCCAAAGGCACCGAAGGTCTGTAGCGAATGCCTGCGGCGCAAGGTTCGGCATACAGTCGATGGCAGGCATTTCTGCCGTCGCTGCAAGCCGTAGCAAAAAGGTAAGCGATGCTCAAATACAGAAAACGACCAGCTCCAATTACGGCTGCTGTGTTCGAGTTCACAAACATGAATTCCATACTCTCTCCAAAACGTCGTTGGGTGCTTGTCATGGGTTCGTTCATGATGAACAGTCGGCGATTCTGGGTGGAGTTGTGCTGCAAGCCATAGAAAGGCCCGGGACGTAGCTTAATTGGAAGAGCCCCGGTTTTGGGAACCGGCAGGTGCCAGTTCGAATCTGGCTGTCCCGACAATGATCCACTACAACTAAAGAGGCCAAATGGAACCCAAGAAGGTAACGAAGCGAAATCCAGGCGTTGGCGATGTCACAATCTACCATCCTGATGGAACGGTGGAAGTGAAGAAGCCATATACAACCGCAGAACTCAAAGATATCGTGGCGAAGTATTATCGACGGAAGCCACGTCGGTTCCAAAAGGACGCAAAGGATGACACTGGAGAAAGTTAGCGACCTGCATTACCGAACAATAAGTGGCAACTTTGAAGTCGAGTATGTTCGGAACAAGCTCGGAGCGGCATTCAGCGGCAGGTGGCATATCCGTCGAGTTGGCAAAAAGGTTGCCGTTGCCAAGTTCGCACAGCTTGGGCAAGTTCGGGATTGGCTGCGGGACAATGACAAGGTGACCGATGAAATTCGAGCCAAGAGAACTGAGTTCACTGGAGAATCGACCACCGACGGAGCCATACGAAGTGACAATGGCAGTTGTGATTAGCGTTTCTGGTATCTCACCAGAAGACGCGCTTGCCACTGCCATCGTCGACGCAACACGAAAAGGTTTCCGAATTGTCGGAGACAAATACACGGTAGAGAATCTCAGCCAACACTGAGCAAAGAACGGAATACAGAGAGCCATATGCTGAGTGAATTCCAGTACTGTAAGTGCGAGCCAACGGACCCATGAAACCCAAGCCCTCTGTGCGCTCTGTATTCCATTGTTTTCTCAGAGGAGGGAACAATGAAAGGTGTAGAAGATTGCATCTGTAACCTGGAAGATGCAACTTGTGATCCAATGTGTAAGTGGTGCATCGTCACAAATGGTGACTGCGATCCAGACCCAGAACAACGGGAAATGGAGGACGCATTTGACGGAGCACTTTCAGACGAATAGCGTCGTACTGGCCATGACTCAACAACTGGCAGATAGCATGAAGTAACAAACGACGCC